GCGGCGTGGTCGGTCGTGTCGTTCGCGATCGGCTACGCCACCTGTTGGATTCGCACCCGACGAAAGAGATGATCATGACCGACACCACGCAGGTCCGAGACCGGGACCTGATGCTTGCCGGCGACGGCCGCGAGCACACCCGAGAGTGCGTCGAGCACGGCTGGTGGCTGCTGGACTGGGAGACCGCCTGCCTGGACCAGGGTGTTCCGCCGGGCGGTCCGGTGGCCTCGCACGAGGAGATCCACGCGTTCGTGCTCACCCTGACGGGCGGTGCCTGACATGGGCGGAGCAGCAATCCTGCCCTCGGTGGTCGACTACCTGTCGGCCCGACCGGGCGAGCCCGTGACGTTGCAGCGCCTGGCCACGGACCTGCGCATGGACCCCGTGAAGATCCAGAAAGCCCTGTCCAACATGCTGCGAGACGGCGGCTACGGCGACTCCATCGAGGTCGTCCACCGAGGCCAGGTGTGGCGTTGGCGATCAGACTCCGACCCGCACTACCGAACGCCGGAGATCAACGGCCGGCAACGACCGGCCAGGGCGCCCGCCGCGTCGCCCACGCCCACGCCAGCGCTGGACGTGGGCGACGTCGTCGAGGTCATGGGCATCACCCAGAGCGGCGAGGCCGTGGCACGCGACGGAGATGGCCGCCTGTACCGCGTGAGCCCGCTGTGACCCGCCTGCTGCAGCGGCGGTGGATCCGCAACAACGGATACCCGCGCAGGATGGGTGACGGCGGCCTGCTCGGGCTCATGCACGCACACAAGGACGGCAGTCCCGTGCTTATCGGCGACTCGTCCTGGCGCACCGTGAACGGCATTTACATGAACACCCCGTGGGGTCACGGCTGGATCCTGTTCAGGAGGCATTCGTGAACCCACGCCCGCCGGCCCGGGTCACCCTGCTGTGGTGCCCGGCCTGCGGTCGCGACGACCGCTACAACGACCTGAAGAGGGGTGCTGGCCGACACTTCGCCGATGGGTCGAAGTGCCTGGGCGAACCGGAAGAGGTGGAGTACCGAATCCCGTTTGCTCCACAGCCGCCTGTCGGCCAGCAGGACGGTGCCTACCGTGCTGCGGTCGCCGTCCAGGTGGCGATCCGCCCCGGGCCGCAACACCTCACCGACGACGCTCGCATGGCCTTCGTAGGCCAGACGCAACTGCTGTACGCGGACACCGTGGAGGAACTCGCACTGCTGGTGGAGTCCTTCGCCGAGCTGATCACCAACCACCTGGGCGACCAGATCGCCATACATCCACGCCCCACGCCGCCACCGGGATGGCCGACATGACGAACGAGCTGGACCGCCTGCTGTCGAACGAGCTGGTTGACGGCCTGCCCGACCCGCAGGCGCTGAAGCGCACCGTCAAGGAACGCATCGAACAGGCCTACGCGGACCTCCACAAGGCCCGTGGCGAAGTCCTCAAAGCTGAGGACACCTACGACCTGCATCGGCGCCTGCAGGCCACCAGGGAGCAGATGGAGGCCTACTCGCGCGGCTTCGCCGAGGTCGCCAAGCTGATCGCACAGCTCCAACAGGAAGAGCTGGTCGAGGCGGTGGGCGAACAGGACGGCGTGCCACTGTCCGGACTCACCATCCCCACGGCCGGCGGCGACATCGTCGTGAAGCCGTCGTTCAAGCGCGTCAACGACATCGGGCCCGAGGCTGTGCAGACCGCGATCGTGCACGGCCTCGTCGAGGCGTGGATAGAGTCCATCGAGCACGCCGCCGTGCACTCCGCCGACACGCTGGAGGAGAACCTGCGCGAGCTGGTGCAGCAGGCCCTGACGGTGCTCATCGGCACCGGCAAGTGGGAGCCGCAGGTAACGAAGCTGAAGGTGACCGCGCAGGAGTGGGCTCGCGCCGGCCACGACGACCTGGCCGGCAGGCTGATGGCCGCACACACGGTACGTCAGCAGTACCAGGACAAGGTGGATGTCAGCCGGAAGGAGCCGAAGTGATCGAGCCGACCGGCTACCGGGTCCGTTGCGAGCACTACGACTGGGTGGGCGGTGCTCGCCGCCGATGCAGGGCAGCCCTGCGGGCCACGTCGCTGTATGGGCCCGCAGGGCTGTGGCAGGCGATGGAGCTGGACGGCTGGCAGCACGCCGTCAAGGTCAACGGGGAGAGGGCAAGGCAGGGCGGACGCGACTACTGCCCACGACACAGGAGGCCGAAGTGAAGCAATCCACCCTGGTCATGGCGCTGCAGATGGTGCGTGACGACGACCTGATGCGCGCTCTGGGTCGCGAGATCCTGAAGCGGATGGCGGCCGCGCTTGTCCTCGGGCTCATCCTCGGCGTGCTCCTCGGCTGGATGTTCCTGTGAACGCCACCCAGTCGGCGATCCTTCGGGCGCTCGAACTCGCCAAGATCCTCGACGTCGAGCACACCGAGCCAGGACTGCACGCGTCGTTCCGCGCCGTCCGGCACGAGCTGCGGACCCTGCGGGACATCCACTGCCCGCAGGCGGAGACGGAGAAGGCGCCCGAGCTGGCCTCGGCGCACACGGGTCGGGCGACTCGTCCGGGCAGCCTGCGGCACACGATCTTGAACGAGCTGTCGTTCAGGCCGCTGGCCGACTTCCAGGTGCGCGATGAGCTGGCCCGGACGCGCCCCGACGGACCGGACTGGCCCACCATGTCGCAGGTCCGGCGGCGCCGGCACGAGCTGATGGCAGCCGGCTGGGTCGAGCCCGTTCAGGTGGGCGACGGCACGCGCAAGGTTCGCCACGGCGATGACGGCCGGTACGTCACGGTGTACCAGATGACCGACCTCGGGGGAAGAGCCCTGTTGCGCCTGCGCTCGGGTCAGGAGGTGCTGTTCTCCGACGGCGAACTTGGTAACAAGTCGGTCACGTGACCGGACAATGTGCGGGGTTGCGACGTCAGGACCACCTATTACCCAGCGGGCTACAACGATCAGACCCCGCCCACGGACGATAGTTGACACCCATCTCTGAGGTGGGGTAACATCGTGCCATCAGGAACAACCCGGACCGGGGAGGACCACCAGAGATGCTCAAGTTCTCGAAGATCGAGGCAGGCCACTACCAGGCCGACACCGACACCCGCCGCTACGTGATCACCAAGTGCGAAGGCGATTGGGTAGTCCGCGTCTGGAAGCTCATGGAGACCGCCGGCATCAAGCACACCATCGGCCTGGGCCTGGACGACGCCGAGGCGACCGGCAACGGCTTCGACACCAAGCGGTTGGCCGTGGACGTCGCCGCCCGCTACGAACAGCTTGTCACCGAGGGCTACGGCAAGTTGTTCATCCACATGCGGCCGATGACCCGCGCCATCATCGAGGCCTACAACGCCGAGAGCGTCCAGGCCCTGAACGTCGAGCACTTCTGACATGCGTAGGCCCCGCCGGGGACCATGCCGGCGGGGCCTACGTCGCTACACCCGTTGTCAGACCGACGTCCTACGAGAGACGATCGATCGCGACCGTATCACGCGGCGCCGTCGATGTGTTCCACCGTCGAGCGCAGCACCTGGCCCTCGACGTACGTCGGCGCGGTGTTGGCGCCGAGCACGAACCGGGTCAGCCACGCTGGCAACTTGTGTTCGATCTTGCGCATGATCGCGTACCAGAGCAGGGCGACCGCGCCGACCACGGCGGCCTGCACCTGCGGCTGGTTGAGCAGGGCGTACAGGTCCGGCACGCGGGTGGCCAGGAAGGTCAGCGCGTAACCCCACAGGATGGGGACGCCAGTGCGGATCCACGACAGGCCCCAGTCCTTCACGGACGCGGGCGCTTCGGGTGTGGTCATCTCGTTCTCCTCGGTTCAGCTCGGGCGCTGCTGCTGCAGTGCCTCGCGCGCGGCCTGCAGGGCGATCTCCCGCAGCTTCTCCTCTGCCGGGTCCACCTCGGGCAGCGTGGTCACCTCGACGCCGACCCGGTGGTCGCACGGCCACGTCTTCCGGCACCCGCCGCACAGGTCCGGCACGTCCGCGTCCGGGGTGATCAGCAGGAAGTGTGCGACGCCGTCGTCGTCCACGTTGTCGCCGATGACGGCGCGCGGCGCCTTGCCGGACTCCAGGGCGAGCAGTTCAGACAGATCCTCGACCACCTGAGCCTGCGGGTACAGCGCGTCCAGGTCATCCGAGGGGTCGTGGTAGCTGGGTATGTCGAGTCTCACGGTTCACTCCTGGGTGCAGTCGTAGTGTGGCGGCTGGGCGTCCGGGTCGCGCAGCACGCAGTGTTCGGTGACCGGACCCGTCAGGCCCTGGAAGGTGCGGTCGTACTCGGGCAGCACGGGGCCGGGGAGCCCCTGAGGTCCCATCGGCCCGACGCACGGCGAGGGATTGGCTTCGCAGTAGGCGCTGATGGCCGCCTGGATCTCGCCGTCGGTGGGCAGGCAGCCGTTGTGCTCGCCGCAGTAGGCGGCCACCTGTGCGGCCACCTGGTCGTCTGTGGCGTCCGCGCCGTCGGTCCCATCGGTCCCGTTGTCGCCGTTGGTCCCGTTCGCGCCATCGGCTCCTCTGCAACCGAGGTCTCCGCATACGCGGGCAACGGCCGCCTCGACCTCGGCAGCGGTGGGCGTGCGGCCGTCCTGCGGTGGACGCTTGTCCAGGTAAGCGGCGACGGCGGCGCGGACCTGGTCATCGGTGGCGACCTGCGTTACCGGCTGCTCGGTGGCCGTCGAGCCGGCGGCGACGGTGGCCGCCTTCTGGCAGGCGCCGATGGCCTCCAGTTCGCGCTCTGCGGCGCCGTCAGCGCTACAGGCGGCAGATACCTGCTGGGCCAGGTTGCGGCCCTCCTGGGCGTCGTCCTGCGATGAGAACACCTGCCACACGAGCAGGCTCAGCAGCACCACCGCGACGATGCCGATGAGCAGGCGGGCCTTGTCGAGCTGTCCGTCACTGCGCTTCCGCTGCGCCTGCTGCTCGATGCTCATAGGCCCGCGCCTCCCGTGAGGGCTTCCAGCCGGGCGGTGGCCCGGTCCGCCCGTAGTCTCTCATCGCGCAGTTCGGTTTCCAGCCGGTCGAGGCGCTTGCGCAGCTCGGTCAGTTGCCGGTCGTGCGCCTCCTGCTGGGCCTTGAATCGGGTGTCCCATTCCTGGCGATCTGAACGGTGTTCTTTTCGGTCTTGTCTATTCGCGTTGAGCAAATAGCCGATGACAACGGCAAGCAGCACCGCAATACCCGCTGATGCGAACGGCGACAGACTGGTCACTCACCATCATCATCCCTGCTCCCCCACTCGGCGTTACGCCTGGTGTCAGACGTATTCGACTGGAATGCTACGGCATGATCCGACCCCCTTCTGTCTAGCCGTTGAATGGTGAGTAACAGCGGCACCGGTATATGCGGGGCAGGAACGAGCCGGTGCCGGCGGAACGCCACATGTGCCATTCCACGTTCACGTAGTTGGAGGCGTCGAATATCGTTTCGATGTCCAACGTATAGCTGATGTTCTGGCTTCCGACCAGCGCGGACGTCGCCGTGTTGATGGTGACGCCGCCCCCGGAGACGCGCAGGAAGCTGCTGATCGTGTCGGTGCCTACGCTGCAGGTGTAGGCGGCCGTGAAGTCGAGGCGGGTGCCGGTGAGATTGCCCTCACCGGAGTAGGCGGTCCGGTCACTCGTCCAGGTGGCGGCAGGGTTCTCGAAACTCTCCCGCTGATACATCACGATCGACGCGTCAGGAAACGCGCGGCCACCGCTGTAGCCCTCGGAGAGGAGAAGCTTGCCGTCCGCATCGTTCATGTACAGCCGCTGTCGCAGCGGCACGCCCACCCGGGGATCGAAGTCGTACATGGCGAATGCCTGGTTGTGCAGCGGGTCATCCCGCCAGAACACAACACCGCGTTGTGGAAGCTTCTGCCCGAAGTCGTCGAGGAGGTTCTGGTCGTAGGGCTGGAATTCGCCGAACCACGCGTAGTCGCCGCCGTAGTTGCCGACGAATCGGGTCAGGCCCTTGTTGACCACTGCGTTGGTCATCGGGTTGTTGCGCATCATCTGGTCGGCGATGCGGCGTGTCTCGGCGACCGCGTCGACCACCGTGGACTCACGGGGCGTGTAGGGCGCCGACAGGCTGCGCGGATCGACGTCAACCAACGTCTACCGCCTCCCCTCCGCCAGCCAGCACCAGGTCCACCGTTTCGCTGTTGGACCCCTCGGGCGGGGTCACGGTCCACCCCATTATGCGCGTGAGGTACGTCAGGTCTCGGTCACCGTTCGGCCCGTCCTCGTTGGTCCAGGCGTCCGAGCTGTAGAGCGCGTCGTCACCCAAGCTGTAGGTGCCGAAGAAGGGCGGCTTGTCGCCGCGCACGGTGACGCTCTTCAGGAACTGCTCGTTGGCGTAGGTCTGCACCATCGCGGCGACCGTGTAGTCGTCCAGGGTGTCGCTGCGGGACACGTCCGGGTTGCTGTAGCGGTCCTCGGCGATGAGGAAGCCGTTGGCCCAGTCGCTGCTGTTGGTGGCCAGGGAGCGCAGCGCGTCGGTGTCGTAGCCCGCACCCTGCCCCCACATCGCGTTGGCGACACCTTCGCCGTTGTAGGTGGGGCTGGCCTTCACCACGTTGCCCTGACCGCTGACGCGGAACACGAAACGGGGGATCTCGTCCACCCCGTACTGGCGCCCCAGACGCGGGTAGCCGAGCACGAAGCGGCAGCGGAACACCGAGGCCTCCAGGGCGTTCGCGCCGGTGGCGACCCGCACGTCGGTGTACCAGTCGTAACCGTCCCCAACCTTGCTGCGGTCCTGGTGGGCGGTGAGTAGGTTGGTCTGCTGATCACGCTTGTAGCTGAAGTCGTGCAGCCGCAGCGTCATGTTGGCGGGCTTGTCGACGGTGATCCATCCGGGCCACAGGTTGATGACCTCGACCGTGTCGCCGGTGAGCGAGTTGCTGGCGAAGTTGGGCGTGACGACGACCGCCGTCGTGGCGCCTGCCGGCACCAGGCTGGTGACGTTGAAGATGTTGGTGGTCCCGGCGGCGTCCGCCTTGTAGATCCCACCGAGATCCTTGACGCGCACATAGGCGCCGACGGGGATGTCTCCGACGTCAGCGGTGGCCACGTTGACCCGGTCCGGTGTGCCCGCGCCCGAGGTGGCCACGGCGGTGCCGTAAGTACTGGGCGGCCCGAGCTGCGAGAACTTCTCGGGAGTGAGCAGGTCTTGGACGATGACGGTGCGGTCCTTCTGCGCCCAGATCAGGTCGCCGCCGGCCATCGGCCCGGTGATGAGCCGGCGCGCCCACGAGTACTCGACGGTGCGGGCAGTGATCTCCCAGCGCCCCGTTTCCTCGACCGGGTCGCGTGTCCACACCACGCCGTGCCAGACGGCCGCGTGTTCGTAGGTGCCCGCTTCCTCGTCGACCAGCACGGAGCGCACCACCACGATGCCGGTCTTCCGTGGCAGCACCAGCTCCCACGGGTTCATGGCGCGTACGTCCGGGTCGGCCAGTTGCAGCGACGCCTTCAGCTCGCCAACACCTTTGAGCTGGCTGGAGAAGGACACGCCCGACAGCGGCAGCGGCGCGTTGGAGATGACCGTGGGGTCGCCCAGGTAGTAAACGACCGGCCAGTACGTGTAGCTGACGATCTGCTCTTCGGGCAGATCGTAGCTGGAAGCGGCCAGCACGGCCGCCAGCGATACGGGCCCTGTCACGCTGGCACCATCTCGGCACTCAGCACCGTGTCATCGGCTGCTGCGGGGATACTGAAGGCGATGCCGGCGAAGTTGTGCACGATCAGTCGCAGCGTGTGCGCGCCGGTCTGGGCAGCCGTCGAGTCGGTGGCGACATGCGCGGTGGGTTGAGTGAAGTTGCTGCCGATGCTGGCAGAGGTCTGGTAGCCGCGCTGGATCTGGCCCGAGCTGAGAGCCGTGGAGTCCAGCGTGGTGCCGGCAGCGATCAGCAGGTTGGGAGAGGTGGCGGTGGGGATGGTCCAGGCCGCCGAGCCGTTGACGCGGAGCTTGTAACTGAAGCCAGGATCGGGCACCGACAGGGACGCCAGGATCATCTCGGCGCCCGACGCGAGCGCGCCCGAGCCGGACTGGGCCGGCGTGTCGAACGAGTAGGGCGTGACGCCTTTCCAGGCGGAGCCGTCCCAGACGCGCAGGCGCATCGGGTAGGGCGCGGTCGCGGGGATGATCTGCATCTCGCCCACGACGGTCCCCGCGTCGGAGAGCTGCGCGGTGAACGGCGCGTACACGGCGCCCGCCAGGCCGGTGCGCTTGCGCAGGTCGGTCAGCACGCCAGTGGTGGAGGCCGCGTTCACGGTGACCTGCACGATGGGGAGGAAGCTGGCCGGCAGCGCGGGCACCGCCGGTGCGCCAGCGGACGGGGTGCCCTGAACGATCGCGAGATCGGCGGAGTTCACCACGCCCGTGTAGAAGGCGTCCTGGACGCGGACGCCGATGACGTCGATTCGGTTGGTAGTCGGGGATGAGGCGGTGACGGTGAGCGTCTGGTTCTGCAGGTTGATGACGCTGTAGTCGCCAGGCTGGGAGCCGAACGTGTTCTCGACGACGCCCACGCCCTTGCCGACGGTGACATCCCAGGTAGTCATGCTGAACGCGAAGGCGCGCGCGCCTTGGCCGGGGAGCACGCCGCTGCGGCACGCGGTGTCCGAGGTGTTCAGCGCGGTGGGCACGAATCGCGCGCTGATCTGGTGCAGGCGGTCCAGGGCTGCGGGGTAGGTGCCGGCCTGCAGGTATGCCGGCGGGTTGCTGATGGCCATGGATCACTCCGAGGTCGAGCGCCAGATGACGCGCAGGTTGGCGGACGGGTCGAACGAGCCGGACGAGGCGCGCCACCGGATGTTGTTGATCCCCGGCGCGAGCGTCCAAGGCCTCCCTACCAGCCGGTAGCTTCCGGGATCGACGCGGCCCGTGCGCGAGTCGATCGTCACCACGGCAGCAGCGGGGACGGTGCCGGAGACCATGAACGTGCGACCGGTGGTCTGGTTGTCCAGGATCGGAGAGGCGACCGGACCGGTGATCTCGAACAGCGGCCACGCGTCGAGGTCGCCGGTGTTCTCCGCCTGACCGATGCCACCCGGGTTAGTAGACGCTCCGTAGTTGTATGAATACGTCTTGTTGTAGGTGCGCCCGGACACGGTGTCGACCGGCAGGCCGATGTCCACGAAGTCGGGCGAGCCGCTGGACAGCTTCCAGGGCGGGTTACTGGCCATGAGGGTGAACTGAAACTGCACGGCGACGCCGCCGAGCTGGTAACCCATCTCCGGCGTCGCGCGGAAGTCGCCCGAGGCGCGGCAGATCATCGCCAACCGGCGACCCTGCCCCCAGTCGAACTGCTCCCAAATCACCCGCTTGCGAGGGCCCAGCTTGCGCCTGAGGGCCGCGATGTTGCGTCGCAGGGTCGCGGCATCCGGACAGACCATCGCGCCCTTCACGGGCAGAGTGCGCGGCCCGACGGACTGCGGACCGTCAAGACCGCCGTCACGGGAGCCGGCGGTGTCCATCGGGGTAATGAACTCTAGACCCTCCCAGCCGTCCGGCTCCCCCGCCACGATGTGCGTGCCGTCTGCCCACGTGGTGTTGATCCAGATGTCCGCGCTGTCGGTCACGAAGTCGTCGCCGAGCCGATACTGGCCCTCGGTGTCGACGGTCGGCAGCGACGCGTACGGATTCGGTGCGGTCACAGGCTCACCCACTGGTCGTCGACACCGGCCTGCACGGGGTTGCGCCGGACGCCGAGGATGGACGCCCCGGCGAGCACGTCACCGAATCCGCGCTGCATCACCGTGTTGGCGAACTGCTGCACGTCGGTTCCGGGGCGCATGACGTTGGTCTGCTGGATGACGGTGGCGGCTACCGGCGTGGCGGCCGCCGTGGCGAGCCCTGCGGCCAGGTCGGGCGTGGACAGGCTGACTCCGGCGCCATCGATGCTGGCTGCACTGAGGGCGGCCTGCGCGAGCCCGCCTGCTGCGTCGACCACGCTGGCGGTTGAGGCGTTGAGGCCACGAACCAGGCCGGCGCCGATCTGCTCACCGATGGTGTGGAACACCTTGGACGGGGAGCCGATGCCCAGGGCGCTGGTGACGGAGTCGATGGCCTGGGAAACAAGGTTCTTGAAGAAGTTGAGGACCGAGCTGACCGCCGACTTCAGGCCGTTGATCAGCCCCTGGATGACGCGCTTGCCGGCGTCGAACAGCCAGGACCCGACGTCGCCGAGGGCACCCAGGACCCTGCCGGGCAGGTCGAGGAACCACTGCACAGCGTTACCGATGCCGTCACCGATGGAGCTGACGAATCCGGCCATGGTGTCGCGGATGGAGCCCAGGACGTTGCCAGCCCAGTTCACCACCGTGTCGAACATGTGACTGAACCCGCCGCTGAAAAAGTCAGCGATAGGGCCCAGGAAGTTCTGGAAGGTGGCTACGGTGTCCTGCCAGAATCCAACGAAGAAGTCGCCTATGGCGCCGAACACCGTCGTGATCGTGTCCCAGACTTTGCCGACGACAAAGGAGACGACCTCCCAAATTCCGCCGATTACCGTGGACAGGAACTTGATAATCGGAATGAAGATGTCAGCGAGGAACCCGACAATATCCGTGAAGATCGGGATCACGGTCTTCATGATATCCACGAAGCCTTCGATGGCCGGCATCAGCGCCTTAATCAGGTCGATGAAGTCCGGCATCAAGTCCGTAACCATCTGGATGAACGGCGGCAGAATGGGCAGCACGGCTTCGAGCAGGTCCACGAACACAGGCGCCAGCGGCACCATGGCCTCGAACAGGTCCGCGAGCGATTGGGCGATATCCTGAATCACCGGCCCGAGGGTGGGCATGGCGCTATCTATAGCCTTCGCCAGCGCGTCGAAGAATGGGATCATTGACTTCAGCACGGTGCCGAAGGCTTTGGCTAGCTCGACGATCAGTGGACGCAGCGCCTGCAGTAGTTGACCGAATACCTCGAATAGCGGCCGCAGGACGGGTCCGAGCACCTCTGCCACATCGGCGAGAATGGGGATAAAGTCTCGCCCGATGATGGTGATCAGCTCGAAGAATGCCGGCCCGAGGGCTTTCATAACGCGGCCCATGGATTCGAAGAATCCGCCGAACGCTTCTTGCCCGGCAACACTCCCAGTGAAGTCCTGGAATCGCTGCGTGATCTCCTGGATACGCTGCAGGAATCCGCCACCCTCGGTGCTCGCCGCGCCGATGATGTTCCGGATGGCCCCGAACACGTTCCCCGCGATGTCGCCCAAGGTCTTCAGGGAGTCGATGGCCCGCTGGAAGAACGCGGCGAGCTCGCCGGACTTGGCAGCCTCGGAGATGCGCTGGGAGAACGCGGTGGCCCAGTCGTTGAGTCCAGCAGTCAGACCGGGAAGGAAGTTCGAGCCGGTCGTCACCAGGTCCAGTAGGGCGCTCACGGCAGGCTGCAGCGCGCCGGCCAGGTTGCCCCACGTGACCTGCAGGTTGGCGGAGAACTGGCTGACCTTCTGCACCTGCGCGCCCTGCAGCAGGAAGTCGGCCACGCTGCGCGCCGCGATGCTGGTTTGCCGCGCGACCCCCTGGAAGCCCGCTGTGGCGATGGGTAGGTACGTGTTGGCGAGCGGCTTCACCACGTCGGCCAGGCCCTGGAAGAGCGCCTCCTGGACGTCCAGGCGCATCTCATCGAAGGCAGGCTTGACGTCGCGTACGGCTCGCGCGAAGTCGCGCGCCGAGGGCGACAGGTTCTTCAGAGCCTCATCGAAGGCGGCCGCGTCGCCAGAGGCCACGGCGGACATCGCGTCACCCATGCCCTGCAGCCCGAGACTGATCGCGGCCGTGCCCGCCTTGAAGGTGGCGAAGACGGCAGGGAGCAGCCCGAGCACGCCTGCTGCCTGCGCGGCAGCTTGCACGAGGGCGCCGACGCCGAGGGCGAGCTGCGTGACACCGGCCAAGGCGCCGATCGCGGCCGTGCCGATGAGCAACAGCTTGCCGCCGGAGACGGCCGCCCCGGCGATGTCACGCGCCACGCCGAGCACGCCAGAGCTGATCTTCTTGAAGTTGGCGGTAAGCCGTCGCGTGTCGTTGTCGCTGTCGTCGGCCATCTTCTTGGTGGGCGACTTCAGGTCGACCTGCGTGGCGGCCGCCTCCTGCATGGCCTTACGGATGACGGTGCGGATCTCCAGGGCCAAGCCTTTGCCGTCCACCCGCAGGCGGACGGCGGCTTCCGCGATCACCCTGGCCACTTCTACCTCCCTGTCTGCCCAGGCCCTCGTGGCGCCTCCGGCACGGGCGCGAAGCCCGGTATCCGTGCACGTACCTCGGGCGCCGTGCCGGCCTGTGTTCCGGCTTCCAGGCCGGGCCCGCGTCCCAGGTGTCCGGCCATCGCGATGTGTTCAGGCCGTCTGCCCCAGGTTTCGCGAGCGCCCTCGGGGTCGATCATGGCTTCCTTGATGGCCATCTGTTTGGTGATCTCTTGCAGCATCTGGTGCGGTGCCTCGGCGTATGCCGCATACACGGCATCCAGCCACAGGGTGGCCGGCGTTGTCGACCCGATGTCCGCAAAGGCGAGTCGGCCACGCACGTAGGCTCCAGCTATGGGGTCCTCGGTAATCCTGAAGATCAGGACTACCGCCGCGTAGGGCGGCCTCCCGCCTTCCCCACAAGCCTCTTCCAGACCGTTTCGAGCTGGTCTGCCTGCAGGGTCAGATCCTCGTCCTCGTCCATCAGGTAGGCGAAGCGGCGGCGTGACGATCCGCTCTCGAACTCCATCGCCTTGCTGATGTACTCGCGGTCATGCGGTTCGCCGTCGGGCCCCACGAGCAGGTCATCCTCTGACTCGTCGAAGTCGTCCGGGGGATCGGGGGTGAGATCGCGTCGGGTGTCGTTTCCGTTGGCGCCCTCGGGCAGGTGTCCGTGCCACTCCGGCTCCACGTCCGGCTCAGGTGGCGTGTACCGGGCGGGCTGGTAGTCCTTGGGCGTGCCGTCGTCGTCGGCCAGCATCTTGCGAATGGTGCGCACCATGCCTTGGATGGCACGCTCGGCGTGCTGCGCTGCGGACAGGGTGTAGTTGAGGCTGCCGGCGTCGAGCACGGGGTAGGCCGTGAACTGGTGTACCTCTGGGTTCTTGCCTCGCATGAACTCCAGGGCGAACGTGTACGGCTGTACTGCCGGCCCCGTCTGCTTTCGGGTCTTACTTCGGATGATCTCAACTTCTGCCATGGTGGCCCCTTAGTTAGATACTTCCTCCGTCGTAGAGACTTCTGGTTAGGAAGCCACTACCACGGGTGCCGGGGTGGTTGACCTGCCGGCGGAACACAACCTTGCCGTTGACTACGAAGCGTAGCGCCTTCTTGCGCTTCGCCCTGATCACGTGCGGACGCGACCCCTTGTCCAGGATCTCCGGGACCGTGCGCTTGCCCGACCTACCTGCGATGACGTCACCGTACGGGTAGCGCTTCACGTTCCTGTTGAGGCTGTCACGGATAGTGGTCAGCGTGAATCCAGACCTCACCTGGACGCGCGACTTCGCCAGGCCACCGATCAGGAACAGCCGATACCGCACGTCGTAGACGATGCCGGCGTGCGGGTCGTTCGCCAGCGCCTGCGGCTCGCCGGGGAGCAGCTTCACCGAGCCGGGAGCCCATCGGAAGTCGGCCACGGTCTACTCCAGGCTCGCGCAGGTGACGATGGCGCTCGCGGACATCCCCACGAATCCGCCCGCAGCTTCGCCGGGCTCGATCACGCCGAGCTGCACCGAGCTGGCGCCGTCGCCGGGCAGCAGTTCCTTCTGGGTGCGGGCGGCCCAGCGCACCAACGCCTGGGACAGCATGCCGGCATCGACCATGTATCGCTCGCCTGCCTCGTTGAGCGTCTCGACGCTGGGCGGCGTGGCGGTGCGCCCGGTCGGCCCCGGGATGCACCGGACAAGGGCGATGTCGAACACGGCATGCCGGATGGACAGAACGCTGGCCGGCGTGCCTGCTCGCGGCGTCGAGGGTGGCGCCGAATCCTGGGCGGGCCCGAATCCGATACCGGCCAGGGAGATCACCAACTGCTCGCAGTCCCAGGCCTGGCTTCCGGGATCTCCGGCGGCGACGTAGCGGCGTGCCGGCAGCGGCTCGGCAGCACTGGGTATCCAGTGCGCCTCGATGGCGTGCTGGATGTCGAGCGCGAGCTGCCGGACGGCGATGCCGCGCCCGATGGTGCTCACGCGCCCTCGCCGGGGATGACCAGGTTGGCCTCCAGGTGGGCGATGATCTCCGTGCGGGACATGGTGGCCCACTCGGACGGCTCGGTGTTGGTGGCGGCCACGGCGTACGCACGCCACGAGTCGGTGTCGGAGCCGGGCCCGTTGCGGGGCGGGACCGGGTGGGCGTCTACCGGGTCGCCTTCGGCTGGCTCGCCGATGTAGCGCCAGCCGCTCGATGTCTCGCCGTCTGGCTGGCCACTCGGCTCGCCCGGGTCATCCTCGGTGCGGTCGCCTTCGTTCCACTGGTACAGCTCACCCGTGATGTCCTCCAGGGTGGGCAGCTCGGCGTCGGGACCTTCGGTGGCCAGCTGCTCCCGGAACTCGTCCACGAGCGTCTGACGTCGCTCCAGCTCCTCGGTGGAAGGCGCCTGGCCGGGCGGGTCCTCGTCCATCCAGGCGCGTTCGTGATCGGTAGCGTGCAGGCTGATCAGCTTCAGCCAACGGGTGTCGACCTCAGGTTCCGGATCGCGCAGGTTTCGGATGTGACGTGGGCTGTTGGCCGGGGCGAAGGGGTCAGACTTCACGGGTTGCTCCAAGGCGGGCGAGTCGAGGTACGTCAGGTGACCATACCTGCGCTGACTGTGGGGCTCGATAGGGATTGACGGCTTCCAGCCACATGTCCACCAGCGGCAGGCCGGTGCGGAACTCTGGCCGGTCCGTGGTGAGCAGTTCCATCGTGATGCCCTGTCGGGTCACCGACACGGTGTTCGGTGGCAGTCGACACTCTTCGCTGCCGGCGGCGTCCAGCGCGATCTCGATGCCGAGTTCGATGGCCGCGTCACGGCCGCCTGCGGGCGGTGGGTCGCCGAACGTGTACGTGACCTGGGTGTCGCCGCCGCACACGTTCCACGCCTGGCCGTCGGTGCGCTGCAGCCAGCCGGACGGACGCAGCACGTAGGCCACGAACGGATCCCCGCCAACGGTCACCTCGACGATGCCGGTAACCGGGCGGCGCGGTAGCTGCACGGCGATCGGAGCCGCGATGTGCGCGCCACCGAACGGGATCCGCAGGCCGGAGACCAGGCCCGACCAGTCGGGCGCCCAGGCCCAGCACTGACAGCGACCCCACGTCGAGCTGTACGGCCACGCTCCGGTCCCGGGGAGCGGCTCGGCACTGCGCAGTACCGCGTCCTCTTCACAGCCGCCACCGAGCCACTGGCGGCCCGAGAAGGCCCACAGCATCTCACTGGCCCGCAGCAAGGCGGCGTTGATCTCGTCGAGGGTGATGCCGAGTGCGGTCAGCCGGTCGAGCTGCTTGGCCGACATGTCGTCGGTGGTCGCCCAGGGCGAGCACAGGACATCAGAGGTGGGCGTCGGTGTGGTCATCGGATCTCCTCAGGACGTGGGGGCGGCCCCGTGCAGTCGCCGTCACGGTGCCGCCCCCACAGTTTCCCTGGGGCCACCAGGGGTCAGGGGATCGTCACGAAGCCAGGCGACAGGTCCGGCAGGGCGGCGACCCGGGCGAACTGCCACACTCGATCAGAGATGTAGGGCCAGTCGGCCGCCGGGCCGGTGCCCCAATTCTGGTTCTGCTCGGTCCAGCCCTGGAAGCCAGGCAGCAGCGGGTTCTCCCCGTTGAGCGTCCAGGCGTCCGACGGGGACAGCTTGGCGCGCGGCAGTACCCAGTGGAAGTACGGGAGCTGGGCCGCGTACGCGCCGCCCTCGATGGCGGCCGTCCAGAACTCCAGGCCGACGCCGTTGGGCACGGCCTCGGCGCCGACCTCGGGCGCCGCGTAGCCGATGTCCGTCAGGTTGTTGCCTGGCGTGGTGGTGGCGATGGTGACGCCCGGAGTGGTGCCGCCGGTGAGGCCGGCGCCGTCCGCCGTCATCTGCGGGACGTTGCCCAGGCTGGTGCTGAACGTGGCCGTGTACGGGCCGCCGGCTGAACCGGTGACCGCCACGCCGCCTACGCCGACGTTGTCGAGCGCCTCCAACGCGGTGTCCACGGCAGTCGATGCGGCGTTGTAGGCGATGGGCGCCGTGGTCTCGCCGTCGAACGTGAGCGTGAAGGTGCCGCCGGTCGGCGTGCCGGTGATCGTGATCGTCTGGACCTCGGCGACGGCCGCCCCGGTGCTGATGACGTCGCCGCCGATCATGAATTCCAGGACGTTCGGGTCTGGGGTACACACCTGAAAGTCGCTGATCGTGCCGCGCTTCAGCGTGTCGGGGGCCCGGTAGGTGAGGCACACCCGACCGGAGCCGGCCTTCTGAATGAACTCGGTGCCTTCCTCGTACTCCAGGCCGATGCTGACCGCGACCAGGGCGTCCGACACGTAACAGGTGGCCGAGCCCGCGATCGGCGCGCCGAGCACGTCGATCTTGGTCATCCGCATCCCGAGGGCGAAGAGGCTGCCCGCGCCGTCGTACATGCTGTTACCTCCTTGTCCTCAGGGTGCCGGCGTCGGGTCGTCCACCTCGATCGCGTGCAGGTTGCACGGATCGAAGTAGGCGGCGAAGAGACGGTCGGCGAAGTAAGTGACCTCGTTCAGGCCGTGCGTGATGATGCGATCGACCTGGATGGTGTCGAGTCGCACGATGACCGGGCCAGTGGCGTACATCCACAGGCCTGTGTCGACAGACGGGTTCACGCCCGGGGTGACGGTGGCGACCGTGACGCCCGGGGTCGTGCCGCCGGTGAGGCCGGCGCCGTTGCCCGTCATCTGGGCCACGTTGCCCATGTCGGCCGGGAAGGTGACCGTGTAGGGCCCGCCGGCCACACCGGACACGGTGACACCGTCCAGGTTCGACAGGTTGTTCAGCGCGGTTTGCACGGTCGCGGCTGCCGCGTTGTAGGCGATGGCCGCTGTGGTCTGCGCGCTGAACGTGAGCGTGAAGGTGCCGCCGGTGGGGGCGCCGGTGATCGTCACCGACTGCACCTCGGAGGTGCCCGGCACGTCGGGGCCACGGCCCGAGTAGCCAGCGTCCGCGACCACACGCGCGCCCGTGCGGGTGCGTAGTAGCTGTCCCTCCGCGACCAGCGCTCCGGCGGCGTCGAGCGCCACGGCGAGCCGCAGCGGCATGTGGATGAACACGTCCATGCCGAGGGAGGTCTGCCGCGCCTCCTGCTCCAGCGCGCCGAGGCCGTTCAGGACATCCCACGAGCCGGCGATCACGTCGGCCGCAGGCGAGGCCAGGTAGGCGTTGGACTGCTCGGCGCCGAACGGCGTGGCGTACGGGTTGAGCAGCGTCTGTGCGCCGATCTCCAGCTCACGCGCCACCATGTAGGAGGTGACGGCGCCAGCCTGTCGGCGAACGCGTCCCAGGCCGTCATCGGCCTGGGAGCCGCGCGTAGTGCAGACGTCCTCGACCCGGAACGCGGGCGGCATGTAGTAGGCCAGCCCGCCGTCCCCGTCGCCGATCGGCGGATCTTCGAACGCTCCGCCGCACGGCTCGAACGTGCGCGCCTGCGGACACCGCTCGGGCCGCCACGAGATGCCGTTCTGCCAGCGAGCCCCGTCGCTCGGGGTGATCGCTGCGGCCACGAGAGTGCCGTAGGTGGGTGGCGCTGCCGGGACCGGCTCAACGGGAGCGAACATGCGTCACTCCTTTCTCCTCCGTCGGGGTGGAGAACCGGGCGCCTCACGAACCGAGTGGACGGATCCACGGAACGAGTGAGGCGCCCGGTCGCCGGTCACGTGGTGCTGGTGTCCGTGGTCGCCGCGCTCTCGCCGGTCGGCCGGAGCTGCATCACCAGGTGGATGGACTCGATGCCCCGGAACGCCGTGGTCTCGAAGTTCTCCGAGAACGTCTGGAAGCGGTTCTGCCCGTTGAGGGTCGAGTCGCGCACGACGCCCAGGTCCAGGGTGCCGCCGTCGAGGTAGAGCCAGTCGCCCTCGCGGAACAGGAGGGTGGACACCACGGCGGTCTGGTGGCCGGCGCCGGTGATGCCGCCGTTGTTCGGCCAGTCCGGCACCTTGCTGTTGGTGGCCAGCAGCGTGTAGACCTGCGACGGCGTGACGATGTCGGTCGTCAGGTCCACGTCCGGCGGGTTGATGCCGTCGAGGTGCCACGTCACGTTGACGTTGCGCACCGCGAACCAGCGCGCCAGGTCGGCGTCCGCCGTCTCCAGGGAGGCCAGCGTGTCGCCCACCATCTGCATGGTGATGTCGGCGCGCATCAGGTCGCGCATCCATGCCGGCGCGATGAGGCGCAGCGGCGCGTTGTCGTTGAGCCGGTGCACGCTGCGGTAGTACGCGACCATCTGGTCCATGGTGACCAGCGCGTCGCGCGTCGCACCCAGGAGCTGCGTCGAATACACGTTCTTGGACGCGGTGGTGAGCTGGGTCAGCAGCCGATTCTCGGCGAACCGAGCATGCGCGACGTTCTGCGCCTGGATGGTCGAGTCCATCCACTCCGGGTCAAACCGGGTGCTCATGTTCGAGAACGTGAGGCACTGGTAGACCGCGTCGACCTCGGCGGTAAGCACACCAGGGCAGTCGATCTCCACGCAAGTCTTGGGGACCAGTGGGTCAGCCTCGTCGTTGGCCGGCGTCCACACGCCGATGCCGCCAGTCTGGGTGACGCCGTCGAGGGCCGGGCGGTACTGGATGCCGCCACGCTCGGCGCCGAAGCGGACCAGCGCGTCGCGGACCGGGCGGTCCACGTCGCCGATCGTCTCGATGTCGTACAGCGTCTGCAGCGGCGCACACAGGCCGGCAGCGGTCAGCGCGTCCTCGGAGTCCGGGCCCTGCGCGACGACGACCTTGTTGGCCATGTTGTCGAGGGCGTGGGTCCGGCGAGCTTCGCGGCTGGCCGCGTCCACCAGCTCCATGTTCGCGAACGCCGTCGCGCCGCGCCGCAGCGTCCGGTTCTCCGGGTAGTCGGAGCGGATCGTGGCGACCGCGTACCGCTCGTAGCCTCGGACGTTCAGGCCCGAGACGGCGCGGCCCTTGACGGCGAACGCGGTGGCGAGCTGCTCACGGGTGAGCTGCGAGCCGGGCGCGTAGTCGTCCAGGCCGCCGGAAGCGGTGGTCTTCAGCGTGACCTGCCCGAGGGCCGGGACGGCGGGCGCTGCTGGCTTGTTGGTGCCGCCGAGCGGGCGGCGACCGGATGCGGTCACGGCGGACTCCCCGGTGTCGGTGGGGCCGGCATCGCCCGAGTCGCCGGAATCGGTGCTGTCGCCCTCGGGGGCGTCCTGGTTCTCGGGGGCCTTGTCCGCCGGGGCGTCCTCGTCTGCAGGCGCCGCCTCGGGCTCGGGGGCCTTGTCCGCCTCCGGCGCGGCCTCGGGCGCGGTCAGTTCGTCCAGCTCGGTGAAGTGGGCGACCTGCTGGCCGGCGAGCTCGGCGCGGTGCGTCTTCTCGGCGTTCAGCTTGCGAGCCGCGTCGAGCAGCTCGCTGTAGCGGGTGACGCTGGCTTCGGTGGCGGGCTTGCCGTCGTGCTCGGCGCGAAGGGCTTCGGCCTCGGTGCGGATCGCGGCGAGGGCTTCGTTGATGGCCTCGGGAGTCGCGTCGCCGAGGTTGCCCAGAATGTCCGCATTGAACGCGGTCATGCTCTCGGTCCTTCCAGGTTGGGGTGCGGAGAGCGTGACGCGGCTGGGCCGGCGGGCGCTGCGGCGCGACTGGGTCGGCGCGGCGTGGGGTGTTCTCCGTTAGCGCGAGGCTACGGGGCGGCGAGTAGGGGTGTCACGTGAGGTGTGCACACATGCGCGAAACCCCGGTCGCCTAGCCTCTTTCAGGCGGTGTGGCTCGCGTGCCGGGGTTTCGCTGTGGGGGCCCGCCGCACTGGGGGTTCAACGGCGTGCGCCGGCTCCGAGGGTAGCTCAGGCTAGGGACTTCCGGGCCCGCTTGAACTCCTCAGCCTTCGGACAGGTCTTGTAGTGGTTGGTGTGCAGCCCGACTCCGGCGGCCTTCATTCCTTCGCGCTGCCCTCGGGCCTTGATGGGTCCACCGCGCAGGGCTGGCCGGTCGGCGGTGGGGTCCAGCTCGACAAAGTAGGTTCCGACCGGGATGGCGACCGGGTCGAGCAGGGTCCACTTGGTGGTACCGACGCGGTCGCCGGGCACCTTCACGAAGATCACGTCTCCCTTGCATCCCTTGCAGGTGCGGATGAGCTGGGTGGGGATGTCCATCTACTTCACCTCCGGAAGGGGATGCCCCACCAGCGGTGAGTGCGGTCGTGCTTGTGGTCCCAGCCTGGCCAGCCTGGTCCAGTGCAGCGGACGTGCGGCCAGCGGCGTCGTCTGACGCTGCAGCGGTTGAGCGGGGGCATGGTCATCTCCTCACGGTCGGACGGCGTTCCACCAGTGGCCCCAGGCAGCCAGCCCGAGGGATCCGTAGAGCCCGAGGTGTAGCCAGAATCGGGTCCACAGGGCGAGGCCGGCGGGGCGCTGGCCGTGGGGCCAGGCCCAGCGGGTGGCGCGTCGTAGGGTGGTCACAGACGCACTGTACCCCATGGTGACGGTGGGGTCGACTAGATGCAGTTATCCACAAGTCATCCACAGGTGTGGACTGCCACTTGACACCCACTAGCACATGGGGTAGCGTTCTACCTGTCAGCAAGGAACAACCCCCCGAGGGAAGGACCACACGATGGCCACCTACACCGCTTCCGACTTCTGCCAGGGCCACGGCGGCGGGCGCGAATGCACCTACTCCCCCGAGGTGGACGGGTGCCTGCAGCACGGCGAGGACTTCGATCACGGCGTGATCTCCTACTGCGACGGAACCTGCACCGAGGCCATCGAGGAGTACCGCCGCTACCTGGAGGCTCACGGCCTCTTCGACTCCCTGCGCGCTAGCACCAGCTACATCACCCTGGAGGTCTGGGACTCCACGTTGTCCTATCGGGTCGTGTTCGAGGGCGCGGACGCGGAGGAGTGGGCCCTGGCCTACATGGCGGCGCGGCCGTCGCTGCACTTCACCGAAGCGCCCGAGGCTCCCAACCACCTGCCGGCCTTCCCTGGACTGGCGGCCAAGCTGTACCCGACGTGCCACCACGGCCTGGCTCTGGACCTGTGCATGGACCCATACGGGGAGAACCACTTCGGCACCCGTGAGCAGGAGCTTGCCCAGGGCTGGTGACTTCCCGGACTACCCCCCTTGACACCCACGGTCGAGGGGGGTAGTTTCATGTCAACGGAACAACCTCCTCGGAAGGACCGACATTATGCCCACCTTCGCTACCGCCCAGTCCGCCACTGTCGCCGTCAAGCGTGTCCTGCGCGAGAACAACATCAGCACCCAGAGCGTTCGCAGTTCCCGTACCGCGAATGACAAGTACCTGTCCCACATCTTCATGTCAGAGGGTACGAGCGATGCCACCTACGCGAAGATCGCCACTGTGTTGATCGAGGCCGGCTACAAGGTCACTGCATACACCAGCCAGGCGTGGGTCTCCGCCGTCGCTGACGCCACCGTCTGACCTCGGAATACCCCCTGTTGACACCCACGGTCGGCAGGGGGTATTCTTGTCCCTGTAGGAACAACCACACCGGAAGGACCAGCTCATGAACACCACCCCCACCAGCCTCGGGATGCGGGAGATCAGCCCTGGCGTTGCCGAGGTGTACGACGGTGACCGGCAGGTCGGCATGATCACGTGGAACCCGGACGGCATCATCAGCGCCTGGTACGCCACATACGCCAACTCGGACGAGACCGTGCGGTGCGCCTGCCGGCCCGACGCGCTGGAGTGCATCCGACTGCAACACGCGGCCGTACAGCGCCTGACCCGTTCCATCCGTTCCATCCGTCCGGCCACCGGAGCAGCGTCCCAGGACCCCCGTGGCGTCTCGTGGGACAACGGATACAACACGTCACTGCGGGACGTCGAGAAGGTCCTGCAAGAAGCGGTGGGCCTCGCCCGCAAGGGCGAGGGCTACACCGCCATCACCGGTACGACCGACTGAGGGAGAGAGATGGCGAAGGGGAAGTCCAAAGGTGGCGACGGGGAAGAGGTCGACACCTGGACCAAGCGGAAGGGAGCCCTCCGGGGGCAACACGCCCCCGAAGGGCGGGAAGACCACCAGCAGCAACAAGAAGTGCGCCAACGACCACGTCGCGAACAGCGAGGGCAAATGCTTCACCGACTGGTGCCCCTACTACGTCCGGGCAGGTGGGTGACCGTGGGCGAGAGTCCGGAAGCCCAGCGGCTCCGCGAGCAGATCGAGGAGCAGGAGCGTATCGACGCGGCCCGTCGGGAGCAGGTGAGCGCGCAGAGGCGAGCCGAGCTGGACCGTAAGCAGAACGAGCGTGACCGCGAACGAGAGGCGGAGCGCCTGCGCGAGGCAGCCGGCGAGGAGTAGTGAGCGACCGGCCCGAGGAGGCGAAGCCGTCTCAGGACACAACGCGGGACTGGGCCGCCGAGGAAGCCGAAGCCAAACGCATCGAGGCGGCGCGCGAGGAGGCGCTGCGTCAGCAGCAGCGCGAGAGAGAGTGACCTCGTGGGGAAGGACGAACGCGAGGAGAAGCCGTGCCCGAAGTGTCAACGCAAGATCAAAGATCACACGATTGAGGAGCTGATGGAATGCGCCGGACTACTCCGGTCCTGATCACGAGCTATCAGGAATGCACTGACCCAGGTGGCCACAGCTGGCAGGACGGGGTGTGCAAGCACTGCGGCCTGGGCGGTGGCGCGGCGACCGACGCCCGCAAGAAGAAGTGACGCGCCGGCCCTGCCTGATCTCCGCGCAGGCGCTGATCGGCGCGTTCCTGTTGATCGCGCTGTCTGCCATCGCCAATGACCCGGCGATCATGTATTCGGCCGGCGTGATGCTGCTGGTGCAGGCGCTCTATCAGCATGTGATCAACAAGGTTGGGAGGTGATCTATCGACAGTTCGAGGGCAGACAGCCCGCCTGGTCGCGTTGGGGTGCCCAGGCGGGCTCTCGCGTGTCACACCGCGCCGGGGCGGTCCTTCTTCCACTGGGCCACGGCGGCGCACGCCTCGGCGCGGCTGCCGGGGTTGACGTCCTGGTGGCCGGGGAAGTTGAGGTCGCCGGTGGCGCACATCTTCTTGGCCGCGTTGACCGCCGAGGCGATGGCGTGCGATTCGGTCATGCCCTTCGCGCGCAGGTGTTTCGAGATGCGCTTGATGAACGGTGGCAGGTGCAGCTTCTTCTTGCCGGCGGCCGTCAGCGTGTCGCCGTCGCCGTACTCGGTGAGCTGGGCGTTGAACCACGGGTGGTCGCCGTCGAGCGCGAGCACCAGGTTGGCGATGTGGTCGTCCTGGATGTCGCCGAGGCTGGGCACGATCTGGTCCAGCTCGATGGCGAACACGCTCTGCACCTCCGCGCACACGCGGGCCAGGGCGGCGTCCGCGCGGTCCTGCTGCATCTGTGGGCTCTGCTGCAGGCTTCCGGCGGCCAGGATCACCTGCGGCTCGCCCGAGGCCACCAGCGCCTTGAAGGGCACCGGGTAGCCAGGTGCGTTGACGGCGAGCGCGGCCAGCAGCTCCATCGATCCTCGGATACGGCGCCAGTCGCCCGACAGCGCGGCGCCGCGCGCCTTGTATTCGGTGTCGGCGTCCAGGCCGGGCATCAGCCTGCCGGCCACCCAGATGCCGTGCTCATCCTCGCCTGCGGCGAGTTCCATCGCGGCCGTACAGGTGTTGTCGTAGTGGGCGGCCACCTCCGCCAGCGACATGCCGCCACGAGCAGGGGCGTGCCCCCCGACGCCGAGCGCCTTGGACACCGAGCCGTAGCCGACCGGGACCGTGACCACCTCACCGTCAGCGGTGCGGGCCCGGCATGGGTGCACCCGGAAGTATGCGTAGTTGGCTGCCGACCGGGGCGCCGTCCGGCAGCGATCGACGATGCCAGTGTGGCAGGTGTTCCACGCGGCCAGGTGGCCGACGATACGGCCGTCGTCGTCGATGGTGATCGGCGTGGGCTCGGTCAGCCCGGGATCGGCGAACCACTCCGCTGGCGGCAGGTCGGCAGCGCTGGCCACCAGGACGGTGGAGCCGCCACCCAGCGGGTAGTCCGTGACGTCGTCGCCGATCGCGACGCGCAGGCGATCGAAGGTGACCGGGCCCGTGTAGGTGAGCTGGGACGGGTCCAGACCGTAGCCGGCGGTCACGTGCGGGACGTAGGGCTCATGCTGATCGGGGAAGGTGACGTCACCGATGGCGTTGCGGACCTGGCTGACGACGTCGTTGCGCAGCCAGTCGATGTCGATGCGGTCGCCGGTGCCGTCGAGCAGGTAGACGGTGGCCGGCTGGTGACCGTCGTCGCCGTTCGGGTTGAACACCGCCCACGAGAATATGCCGGCGTCGAGCGGGCCCTTCTGGGCCGCGCTCTTGGACATGCTGGTGACGCCGCCGGCCTCGTCCGGGTCCTGGCCGGCGGCGCGCATGCGCTCCGCCTCCTCCTGCGCGGCCGCCTCGAAGTCGGTCAGCCGGCGGGCGACGCGGTGCACGGCCGCGATCATGTCGGCGTCCCAGGTGTCGATCTGGTCGCCGAGGTAGGCCAGGGTGAGGTGCAGTTCGCTGGCAGGGTCTCCGCCGGGGGCCACCAGCATCTGCGGATTGGCGGGCACCAGCGCGACCATGCCGGATGTGGAGTAGTCCTGGACGGCCGGCGGCTCGCCGGGGTCGAACACGCCGTCGTCCTCGAAGTCGAACCAGGCGCGGTCGCCGGTGGCGGCCTGCTTGCCGGCAGTCTTCAGGGTGCCGTCGGAGTTCCACGAGTCGGGGATCTTGTCGGTGAGCTTCAGCCGCTTGGCCTGCTTGATGATGTGGCGGCGCACCGCGTCGCGGTCTTCTTCGGTGCCGGATGGCCCACCTGCGCGACCCACCGCCTTGATGGCCTTGTCCAGGTCGGCCTCGGTGTCGATGGGGTATCGGCCGCCCGGCATGGCGTGACCTGCCTCGGCAGAGGCCTTCCGCTTGGCCGCCGAGACAAACTCGTGCAGGCCGTCCACGCTGAACATGTCGTCGACCTGGCACGTGTGGCAGAGGTCGCCGAGTTCGCTGGACAGCCACCCGGGTGCGCGCACGCCTGCGGCGACCATGGCGTCCTGGCCGTCATCCGGGGTGAGCGTCTCGCCGTCGAGGGTGATGTAGGCCCCGGCGAACGCGGGGATCCCCACCAGCGTGGTGGCGGCGATGACGCCGCGCTGCATCGAGATGCGGCTGTAGTCGGACTGGTCGGCCAGCTCGCCGTTGGGGCCCTGGAATTCGGCCACGACCTCGGTCATGTCGACGCTGTTGCCGCGTAGGGCCCGGTCGTACACGAGCTGGTAGGCGCTCTTCGCCGGGGCGGCTGGCACGTCCTTGTACATCCAGCCGCGCCCGACCCACACGAACGTGCCTTCGGGCAGCGTCTCGTCACCGTAGAGCTGCGCTTCGGGGCCCGGGATGCGCTCCGCGCTGGTGATGGCGCCGACGTGCCAGGTGGCGGCGTCGCCGGTGTCGCCGTGCGTGGACCGGGTGGCTGCGAACAGCGGGATGGGCAGGTCGCGGACTTCGATGGTGCCGGGCTCGATGTATCGGCGGTCGGAGGTTTCGAGGCCTTCGATCACCATGACGGGCAGCACGATGGGCGCGGCGTCGGCCGGGATGTCGCCGGGTGGCGCGGTGTCGATTGCTGGGGCGCTCATTGCGGCCTACCTCCCCATCCGTGCCTACGGATGCTGTCGCCGATGGTTTCCGGGCTATCCGGACGCTGATCTTGGCTTGGTTGAGCCGAGTTCTGTTCCTGTGTGGACTGTCGCATACTGGCGGACAGCTCGGACAGGGCCGCGCCGAACGGGTCGTGCGGCTGGGCGATCGCACGCACCATGGCGCTGATGCCGTCTTCGATGTGGTCGCGGGCGCGCACGCACCAGCGCACGTCCACGCCGGGCCGCAGGCGCACCGAGGCCCAGACGCGGGCTATCTGCTCCTGCAGCGCCTTGATGGCGTTGATGGTGTCGACGTCGTCGGCCGGCAGGTCGCGGTAGCCGCGTACGCCCTGCGCGGTGGGGCTGGGCCCGTAGCTCGGCTGGCCGGCTGGCTCGGTTGGCGGTTCGTCGACTGGGCGAATGGGTTGACCGTGCCCGTCGGTCAGGTACGTCATCCGGTGCTCCTCAGCTTGGCCAGCGTGTCGAGGGCCTGCGTCCAGTTGCTGAAGCGGACACCCCGGTCGTCGAGGTAGACCCAGGCGGGCAGCTTGCGGTTGGTCACGAGCAGGGTGCCCATCTCGTCCCAGAAGAGCAGGCCTGGCGAGTCGAGTCGCACTCGGAAGCCGCCGCGTTCCTGCAGCCACATGGCGACGGACTGCGGGTCGCGAGCGGTGAAGATCATGGTTGGACCTTCGGCCATCAGCTTGCGCAGGCCGTCGAACGCGCCGGGGATCTCGTCACCGTAGATGGTGCCGTCCTTCCATCCCTGGTCGTAGGTGTGGACGACGCCGTCAAAGTCGACGGCGGTTGCGCTAGCCACGGTCGGTCACCTCGGATGTCTGTTTGCAGTCGGGAATGCCAGCACGGGGGCACGCGCCGTCCCCTACCGTATTCATCGGACCTTTGCCGCTGCGGATCACCACGGCGCCCCGTTCGCGGCCATGAGCGTCAGGCCCATCAGCGCCAGGAAGACCACCAGCACGAGAGCGCTCTTCAGCCACATCATCATCGCTTCGGCCTCCCCTCGGGCTTCTTGATGATCCGCAAGGGGGCCTTCTCGTCGGCCTCCCAACGCTTCTGAATCGACTCGGGCCTACCGCTCCCAGGGGTCGTCGCCGTTGCGGGCATGGCTGGTCACCTCCACATCCACGTTCCGGATGCCGTTCGCGTCCTTGCCGTGGTCAGCGACCACGCGCAGCGTGAAGCCGCGTCCGCCGAGCAGCTCCGCCTCGGGACTGGCACTGGTCAGCGGCTGGTCGGCCGGGCGAAGCCTGACAGTTTGAGCATCGGCGCGCCCTTGCCGACCTTGATGTTCATGACCAGGCCGCCGTCCGGGGAGTCGGTGTGCTCGGCGAAGTCCTGGGCGATGCGCGGGTCCGCCGAGGTGGACAGGTAGGCGTCGTCGATCCACTCCAGGCCGGTTAGGTCGCCGTCGATCAGGTCGCCCATGATCGCTCGCGGGTTCTTGATTCCCCGGTACACGATGACGTCGCTGGTCAGCTTGGACTTGCCGATGGCGGAGTCGATCTTCTCGACGGCTTCGCGCAGGAAGGATCCGCTGCCGTTGCGCAGGTAGCCGTTGGTGTTGGAGTAGGCGACGCCCTTGTATTGCTGCACCTGGTCGCGTTCGCTGTCGATCCCGATCAGGCCGTTGACCTGCAGCTTGGCGTCGTTGATGTCGAGTGGCGCGGCGGCCAGCGCGGCTTCCCCGGTCTTCGCCGTGGTGGGCCTCGCCTTGACGACCTGGGGGGCGAACAGGTCGCCGGAGTGGGTGCCACCTTCCAGGTACTCGCGCTGCAGCGCCTCCAGCTCGCCCTGATTCACATCCTGCGGGGAGAACACGGCCGTCGGGGTGCCGCCACCCTCCGGCAGGGCGTAGACGGTCATGTAGCTGCACAGGCAGCCGTTGTGGTCCCCGACGTAGAAGCGGGGCCCGATCCACGCGTACTCGGGACTGGTGGCCAGCACGTCGTCCGACCAGGACAGGAAGCGCTGGCCGTCGAGGCTCTCGTGCGGGGGGAACGTGTTGCGCGGCAGGTAGCCGTAGCGCCACTCCAGCCCGACGTGGATGGCTCCACGGTCACCGAGCGCACCGCGCACGGTGGAGCCGGAGCCGAGGCCGGCGACCGGCGTGCCCTCGTGCTGGCTGTCGCCGCAGATCTCGGCGAGCGCGTCACGGACCAGGCGGGGTGGGATGTCGAACTCGGGTATCTCACCCTGCGGGGGCTCGGGGGCGTCGAACAGGGTCTTCTCCAGGTAGGCGTCCAGGCCGTCTTCGAGGTGGGCCCACGCGGTGTCGATGCGGGCTTCCATCTCGGCGCGCATCGACCGGGTCACGGCCTGACCTTCGATGCTGTCGGCGCGCAGCTTCAGCATGCGCAGGACGCGACGGGTCACCTTGTTGATGCCTTCCCCGACCCACTGCCGGAACTTGCCGGACACGGCCTGCCAGGCCCCGGAGAGGAGGAAGCGCTGGTCGGCGTTGAGCTTCAGGCATTCGTCACGGCCGATGTGTGCGGCCCAGGCGCCCACGGGTAGCTGGCGCAGCTCGGCGCGCAGCGTGTCGGCCAGCCTCGGACTGGTGGCCTTCGAGCGCAGGCGGTTGCCGGCGACGCGCAGGGCTTCCTTGGCTGCCTTGTCGGCTGCCTGCAGGATCTGCTCGCGCAGCGCGGTGTCGATGTCGGCCAGGTCGCGGGCGGCTGTCTCATCGACCCGGTAGCCGTCCGTGACCGGGACGAGGCCATTCTGCAGGTTCGCGCGGCTGGCCAGCATCGGCCAGGTGTTGACCGGCCCGGCGAACGCGCACTGCGCGTGTCCCAGCTTGCCTCCACCGCACGGACAGATCACCTGGTTGTCGCCTCGGAACGGCTCGGGCAGGCCCAGGAGGGCGGCGTGGGCGCTCGGGCTGGACACGCAGGCGCCAGCCTGGTCGAGGCCGGAGCCGCAGGCGCACACGCCCGAGTAGCCGTACAGGCGGGCCCGCTGATCTGGGGTGAGTGCGCTGGCGGCGATGCCGTCGGGCGCGGTCTTCGGCACGCCGGTGCCACCCGTGCCGGTCGGGTCGGGTGCCGCCTGACCGTCGGGGGGCACCGTGGCGCGGGCAGGCGGAAGCTGTGCGATCGGCGTCGGTTCGCCCAGGGTCGGGGGCAGGTCCTCGACTCCGTCTTCGCGAGCGGCCCAGGCCAGGATGGCGGCCGCCGTGGACTGGTCGATGCCGTTCTTGGCGGCGATGAGCTGCAGCGCCTCCTCTGAGGTGGGCGCGTCGCCGTCGTTGAAACCGAGCGCCTCACGGCCAGCCTTCGGTCCGATGAGGATGCGGTCCAGCGCGTCGAGGGCGTCCTGTCGACGGTTGGGGTTCTCGGTGATCTGGCCGGCGTCGTACCAGATGCGAACGCGGCGGATCTCCTCCGGCGGGAAGCCTTGCTTGGCGAGCGCGGCACGCAGGAACGAGCTGGTGAGGGAATCCACCATCAACCGGATGGAGGGCTCCAGGTGGTGGCGGAAGGTGCTGTTGTCGATCTGCCAGGCGGACCAGTGGTTGGCGTCGGCCATGCCGGTGAGGATCTCGGGCGGGATGTCGAGGCTGTTAGCCATGCGTCCGAGGGCTCGGGACAGCTTGTCGGCCAGGTCGCCGGAGTCGGCGCGCTCGAACTTCTCGTAGCGGACGGCCTCGATCTCCTCGGCGGTGCCGGTCTGCACGAGCGGCACGACGGAGCCGGGCTCGCCTTCGTTGGCGATCGGAGCGAGCATCGCGGCGGTGAAGTCGGCCATCCACTGCTGGCGGCGTTCGAGCGGGGTGTTGGCGTCTTCGCGGGTGTTGCGCTGTTCGGCCATCGAGGACGGCATGAACAGGACGCCGTTGCGCATGATGCGGGAGCGGGACACGGAGCGCTGCTCGCGGCCGTACAGGCAGATCTCTTCGAGCAGGTCCTGCATGGCGTTCAACGCCGAGTCGCCGAGGTGCGGGTAGGCGGGGTGTTCGATCCAGAGCCGGTACAGCTCTTCGGTGTCGAGGTCGATGCGGCGCGGCTGCCCGAGTTCGTTCTTGACGGTGAGCTGGGAGCCTTGCACGTCGATGGCCTCGACGGAGCGGATCTTCCACACCTCCTCATTGGTGATCTTGTCGGTGAAGCCGTGCAGCCAGCAGTCTCCGGCAACGTCGTAGTTTTCCGACCAGATGCCGAGGAAGCTGTAGCCGGAGTCGAGGGGGAGCCGGTCCAGTTCGTCCTCGGCGGCCCGACACAGCTCCTCGGAGAGGGTGACGCGGCTGGCCTTCTCGGTGTCCTTGTCGTTGCGCATGGACACGGGGATGGGCTCATCGTCATCGTCGATGATCTCGGCGGCGTAGAACCTAACCTTGCTGATCGCGTTGGCGCGGAAGCGAAGGGCCTGCCGGAGCTCGGGCACCATGTCGCGGTAGCGCCAGGCGAGGCCTTGCCAGGGCTGGCGGTTGCCGGCGACGATGCGCAGGTTCTCCGCGCTCATGCGAACGATCTTGATGCCGGCGGCGCGCAGAATGGACGGATTGGCTCGGGCGTCCTTGACCCGGTCGAACGTGGCGCCCAAGTAGCTGAGCTGGTCATCGCTGAGGCCTAGGCCTCGGGCGGGCTGCCGGTCGACAACGTCGGCTAGCTGGCGCCAGCGGTTCATGGGCCGCTCCTTTCGCACTGCCTGATGATGGGGTACAGGTCGGTTTCGGCTCTACTCGGCGAGCGAGGCGAGCAGACCGGCCACAGTGGAGAAGGCGAGCGGGACGGCGAGCCACAGCCACCAGGTGCCGGTGGCGGCGAGCACGGCGACCACCGGGGCGATCCACATGGACATGCACCAGGGGCAGTGGAGCAGGTAGGACAGCGGCGCCTGACCGTCGTAGACAGACACCTTGTGAGCGATGATGCCGCGTCCGGCGAAGCGTTCGGTGAGCGGCGCCGCGTTGGGGGCATATCGGTCGTTGGCCCACTCGGCGACACGCTTACGCAGGACGCCGAACGGGAAGGCGTCAATGGTGACGAGTCGGGCGAGGCGCGTGACGGCGAGCGCGGACACGATCAGCACGGCCGGGTGGGTGAGCAGGTCGAGGTGCACGGTCAGCGTCCTTCGGCAGGGACGCTGGGGAGAGTCAGGGCGGTCTCCCAGGTGATGCGGTTCCGGGACCAGTCGGGCAGCCAATGCTTCATGCGGGAGCCGCAGCCACAGCCGCCCGAAGGCTGGACGATGACCTTGCCGACGGAGGTCATGATGGGGATGCCGGCGTTGCGCGCCGTGGTGCCGGTGACGGGCTTCACGGTCTCGTCCCACAGAACAACCGCGTACCGGTCGGGCTGGGCGCCGTCGGTGAACGTCTCGGGCTCGGTGGGCCGCTTCTTGTAGACGTACAGGCCCTGCGGGGTGAGGAACACCTTGCACAGGTTGAGCACCATGTCCTCACCGGGCCAGCGCACGAAGGCGGGGAACCACCGATCGATGACGGCGGTGGGGATGGGGATGCGCGTCAGCGCCTTCAGCGTGCGCACGGTCTCCGGACTGACGTTGCTGGCGTCCACGTCGTAGCTGACCGACCGGATGGGCGCGGGCGCCTCGAAGTACTCGGGCACCTCGGGAGACAGCTCGATGGTGACGTTGGTGTCCGGCAGGATGCGACGGTCCGCAAGCCGTGGCGCACCGTCCTCGCCCAACGGCGTCAGCGTGATCCCGGTGGCCTTCACGGTGGTGTTGTCGCTGGTCTTACGTCGGCGCGCTGGCATGGAAGCCTCCTGATGACGGGCGGCGTGCGTGTCCGCCATGCTACAAGACTGGACCCCCGACCGTCGTGGGGTAGTCGGGGGTCCAAATGCGCGGGGTCAGGCTCCCTGACCAATTCCGTGCGGGGTGAGTTCCTTTGGGGAACTGTCTGCCTGTGTGACGGTCAGTCGGTGGCGCCGTCGATGGTGGCTTCTTCGTCGGAGCGCCAGGTTCCGGGTGGTGGTGGTTGGGCGTTCTTGGTGGGGGGTGTGACGTAGCGGCGGTGGCATTCGCTGCGGCTGGTGTCGCAGGCTCGCGGGTAGCAGGTGGGACAGCTGTCGATGAGGTTGACGGTGAGGGGAGCGGCGTCGGTCCAGTGGTCGGGCATGCCGTCGGGGCTGGGACCGGTAAGGGCCGCCTGCGGGATGTCGAGGGCTCTGGCGAGATGTTCCCTGGTGTCTGCGTGCTCTTGTTCGCTGTCGTCCTCGGCGGTGAGGCCGGCGGTCTTCATGGCTGCGGCGAGTGCGCGGAAGGCCTGGATGGCGTTGGCCATCGCGGTGTGCACGTCCTGCAGGTTGGTCAGGTTGCTTGACGGTGGGGTTTCGGGCATGGCGTCCTCGACGGGTGGGCGTTGGCTGCCGATGCAGCGGGTGACGGTGGTTTTGCCACCGATCTTGAGTCGGTGGGTGACGATCAGGCGGTGAGTGTCGATCACCTGCGAGGTGAGGCAGTAGTTGCAGGTGGCACGCGGCCTGGGCCCGTAGGTCCAGCCGGTGCGCTGGTGGTGTCGGCCGCTCATGTCTCGGGTTCCTCGGCGGGACACAGGTGGCGGGTGCTGGTGGCGGTCCAGCCGGCGGGCTCGGCGACTTCGGTCCAGGTGCGACACATGGCGTGGAACTGGGTTTCGCCGGGGTTGAGGTCGGTCCGGATGTACTTGGGGCAGTCGTCGCCGTTGCAGGTGAGCCTGACGCTGTAGATGGACGTCACCCAGGTCATGACTGCTCGCAGGCGATGCCGGCGCGGTCCTGGTCGAGCTGCAGGCCGTAGCCTGCCTCGCCCTCGCGCAGGGGTGCCGCGCCTGCCGAGCTGGCGGCCGCGCAGCTTCGGAACGGGTTGTCGGTGGCGTCGCATCCGGACAGCGCCACGGCGAGCAGGAAGGCCAGGACGAGGGCGGCGACCTTGCCGGCGCGGAGGTTGCCGGCGTTGCAGACCGGGCAGGGCTCCTTCTTGCCGTGCAGTCCACACCAGCCCGGTTTGAGTGCGGTCACTTCGCGCTCCTGGGCGCCACGCCGAAGCGGGCATGGTTGACGGCGGTGGCCATCAGGCCGACGCCTACCCAGCCGATGAAGGCGACGGAGAGCGGCAGCCACCAGGGGCTGATGAACAGGGCGCCGAGGCCACCGCCGAGCACGGCGGCGCCGGTGAGCGCACCCATGGCGGTGGCGTTGGCCTTGCGTTTGCGGGCTTCGGTCAGCTCGGCACTGGTGGCATAGATGCCGGGCTTGAGACTGACGGGTTGCCGGGCAGGCTCGTTCATGATCGTTTCTCCTCGGGTCGGTCCAAGATCACTTCGGTTGCAGGATCCAGGTGTGCTCGATCTTCTGCTCGCCGTCGCGCTGCAAGGTGACAGTCAGCTCGGCGCGGATCGCGTTCCCGCTGGCGGCGTTGCGCACCTCGGTGACATCCCAGCCGAAGTAGGCGTCGATGCCGTCGTTGTAGTCGGCGCCCGCACCCTCGCCAGCCTCGGAGAGCTGCTGCAGCAGTTCGCTCGGGGTCACGACGTCATCGCCTCATCCTGATCGAGCCGGGCCAAGGCGAGCCGCAGGAACGCGCGCAGAACGGCGCGATCCCGGTCGGAGTCGACCCTGGCCGCCACGTCCCCCGACAGGTCGCACACGATCGGGCGGTCGGGTTGGGTCGAAGCCGCCACGAACAGCAGCGCGTCGGCGCGCGGCAGTTGGAGGTGGACGGCCGACTCCACGTCCGGACGGTCGCCCATCACGCCACCACCGGGAACTGGTTGGCCGACGCCGCTCGCAGCTCGCGGCCACCCGACCGGCTCGGCACCGTGTAGTTGGCGACGATGCGGGCCAGCTCGACGCCGTACCGGTACACGTACAGGGTGCCTCGGTCGAACATGTAGGACCACGGCGTGCCCACGCTGTCGGTACGGGACGTCCACGGCCAGGTGGTGTGGTTGACCAGCTGGGCGACCTCGGCGCGGTAGGTGTCGTCGGTGACCGGTTCGTTGTCGAGGGACTGGAAGAGCAGCCACACGTCGATGTCCTCGGGTGCCGCGTTGACGGCGGTCATGCTGCCCAGGTACTCGGCGTTCTCGCCACGACCCAGGTAGAAGTCCGCCTGCTGGTTGACGCCGAGCGAGCGCTTGTCGGTGCTCATCGCTGGTGCCTTTCGTGAAGTCGGGGGATGCCGGGACTGCAGAGGGGGCAGTCGCAGCGGGGTGGCCGGTGTTCGTTCAGGTTGTGGATGACCGCCCGCGCAGCCTCGTATTGGCGGGTGCCGGAGCCGTGCTGGGCGAGCTGCTGACCCCACCAGGTGAGCGTGGTCAGCCAGTGCACGTAGGCCGCGTGGGCGACCTGCTGGCGCCTGTGGTCGCGGCGCGCCTTGACGGTGTCCACGAGCCGGCGGCCACCGGGGGTGCACCAGATGGCCCATGCCAGGGCGGCGAGGCCGGACAGGCCGCCTGCGACCTGTCCGAACGCCTGCTGTGTCGCGCTCATCGATCAGTCCGTGATGTACACGGCCACGCGGTACGTGGCGTGGTCCGTGTCGAGCAGGGACACCTCGACGTTGCTGCGGCCGTCGACCTCGACCGGCCAGGCGACCTCACGCACGAGCAGCCAGCCGCAGGGCTGCGCCTCGGCGCGCACCCGCAGGGCGTGGTTGCGTGCTGGCTGGCCGGGGAACACCATGTCGACGGTGATGGTCTCGTCCTGGACCAGCGCTGCGGCCACGCGGGGCGGCAGGCGAAGCTGGTCGTCCTCGATGTCGGCGTCGGTGATGCGGATGACGGCGGTGACGTGCGAGTCCTGCACGTAGGTGAACTGGGGCATTGCCTGCAGGTTCTCGATCATGATCTGGGTCCTTCCCGAAGGTTGTTCCGAATGAGGTAAGACTACCCCGGACGGCAGTGGGTGTCAAACCGTCCGGGGTAGTCCCTCAGAGCCAGTAGGTCAGGTAACCGATGTAGGCACCCTCGGGGGTGTTGACGGGGATATTGAAGGACTGCTTGTCAGTGCAGACGTAACCGGTGGCTGCGGTGATGATGCGCCGGCACTTGTCTGCGCGGGCCGCCAGCTCGGCGCGCTGATCGGCGGAAAGCTCGACACCCTGGGCGGTGAGCATGTCGCGGGCGGTGATGATCATTTCGGGTCCTTCCCCTCGGGGTTGTTCCTGGCTGATAAAACCATGCTAGCCCCCTGCGGTAGTGGGTGTCAACCGCAGGGGGCTAGCAACCTTCCCCGGTCAGGCCTTGGGACACTCGGCGCAGGTCATGTAGGCGAACAGGCCACGGTGCCACGGGTTCTCGCACACATCGGCCTGCGAGGCCGGCGCGTCGTACTGGGCAGGGAACTTCGCGTGCATCCGAGCCTGGCGCATGCAGCCCTGGGCGCGGCACTCCTCCAGCTTGTACGTCCAGAATCCGCGCTTGCCCCACCGGTCAGCGAAGTGCGGGTTTCCCGTGGACGGCGTGTAGGTGACGGCGACCTCGCTGTAACCCACGTCCGTGGTCCAGACACCCCAGTCGTGCCCCTCAGCCTTGCCGTGCTGGGCCTGGGCCAGCTCGACGGCATAGGACGCCTCGTCAGCGTAGGAGCGCGTCATGGCCCACTTGGCGTCGTGGGCGGCCAGGGGGACGATGGTGTCTCCGATGTTGTCCAGCCGGTGCCAGATGGTGGAGCCAGAGCCGTCGGAGAAGGCGGAACGGATGCCGACCTCGTAGCCGCAGCCGCCCCATCCGGTGCGCAGTCCGACCAGGATCACGTTCACCATGGTGTGGCCGGTTTGCCTGTCGGTGCAGATGATGACGGGCGTCTCGCCGAGGGCGGCCAGCGCGTGGCGCATCTTGCCACCAGTCCAGCGGTAACGGTCGTCGTCGGTGATCCGCTCGCTGAGATCCTGGGCGCGCAGGATGCAGGTTGTCCCGCTGGTGGTCTCGGTGGCCTTGGTCATGTCCTAGGTCCTTCCCTCGGTGGGTTGTTCCTGATGAGAGAAGACTATCCCACTGCGACCATGGGTGTCAATACCGAAGTCCGGACAGTTCGCGCGGCGGCCACCTCGGCACGGCGCCGCATACCCACCTCGCCGCCCTGGTGCGCCTGACAGGGAACGCAGCTCGGCTGGATGTTGCCGCGCCGGTAGCTTCCGCCGTCCACGCCGAGGTGCAGGCGGTCCGGCGAGACGTTGTCGACGTCGAGCACGTACAGGCAGTGCGGGGAGCGCTGCAGGAAGCACGCCACGAACTCGCCGTCGCCGAAGTGCTCAACCAGCCACTCCCTGCGGCGCCTGCGGCTGTAGCTGGATCCGCGATCGTTGCGGTTGGACCGGGATCGCCGGTCGGCAGGCCTGGTCATGTCTCACCTTCCGTGTAGCGAGTTGAGCAGCTCCACGAACGCGGGGCCACCGAGGAACGCCGCCCCGAACGCCAGGACGGCCAGGAGGAGCACGAACGCGCTGGCGCCGACCAGAATGGCCACGGCGGCGCCAGCGCGGCGCAGGAGCCGCCTAGGGGCGCTCGATGGAGTCTTCACCGCGCCTGGCCTCTTGGGCTTCGTCCCGGTCCTGCGCCTTCGCCATCTGCTCGGCGGTCCTGTTGCGCGCGCCGGTGCCCATGAGGCCGGCGGCGATGGACGCGGCCGCGTCCAAATTGACCTTGTCGCGCGCTGCCTGCACCTGCTTGTTGGAGTGACCCACTGTTCAAGATCCTTTCTGTTGGGTTGCCCGGCTTCCCGGGACGTCGGGACGGCCGTTGTGCACGTGCACCGCCAGGAGGCCGTTGGCCACCGAGGTCAGGCAGTCGGCCGGGATAGTGACGTCGCCGTCGTCAGACTGCAGCACGACGGACCCGTCATCGTCGAGGCGCCACGCCCAGAGGGCCCCGTAGGGCCGTGGGCCGCCAACGCGAGGATTGTGAGGCTGGACCCGCCAGGGCTCGGTCCCGGTGGCCTGCGGGAGCGGATGCTGTCCGGAGGGAATCACTTGGTCCCCTGCACAGCGATGGCGAGACCCAGCAGTGTGGCGGTGTCGTCCAGGGCGTTGGCGCCGAGGGCGACACGGGCGGCGTGCGCGCGGCCGTCGGACTGCTCCGCGTCGAGCACGATGGCATCCCCCAGGGGGCCCATCTCGCCCTGCGTGTCGACCACGCCGAAGGACTTCAGGTTGGAGCCGGGCAGTCGGGTCCAGTACACGCGATAGCGGGCATTGGGCAGGTCGGCGTCTCCCAGGCTCATGCTGTCGAGCAGGTTGATTTTGTGGGTCACTCTCATGATCGTCTCCGGGGGTGTGCGTTGAAACGTGTCAAGGTGATCTAGGGGGGCGGTGGCCGGCGCCCAAGGAAGCGGGGCGCCGGCCACGAGGTCTAGCGCGGGACGGCGTACCAGCCATCGGGGGTCGGCTGGTCGTTGTCGTCGATGAGCAGCACGTGACGCGGCATCCTGTTCCACGAGGGGGTCTGGTTGGGGCCCTTGATGGCGGCCGTCACCGTGCCGCGCACCGAGATGATCCAGCGCTGTCGACCCTCCGCGTCCGCCTCGAACGGCCGGACGTCGAGCGCGCGGACGGCGCCCACCTGGCGCTTGGGGCCGACGTTGACGGACAGCGGCGTGCCGTCCGGGGCGGTGAAGTTGATCGTCCGCTTGGCCATGATCTTGGGTCCTTCCCCTCGGGGTTGTTCCTGGCTGATGGGAGAACTGTACCCCACCAGATGGGTGGGTGTCAACGGGGGAGGGGCCCCAGTTTCCCGGGGCCCCTCCCGGCTAGCTGTAGATCCACTCTTGGCAGAGGTCGTGGGCGTCGCGCAGGGTGAGGATCTCGTTGCCGTCCTGGTCAGCCACCCACTCGGCGAGCTCATGATCCCGGACGCTGTAGCCACCGTCCTGGCGGAGATCCACGGTGTAGCGGGCGCTGCCGGGGAGCGTGGCGGCGGCGATCTGGGCGGCCTGCTCGGCGGGGGTCAGCATGTTAGCCATGGTGGTCCTTCTCTCTGTGGAGTTGTTCCTTGCTGATGAGAGAAGATTACCCCACGGCGGACATGGGTGTCAACCCCCTCGGGCACTCCGAGGGGGAGTTCACTCGAACGGACCAACGTCACGCGGGCAGGGCGACCGCCTTCGCCTCGACCAGGCACACCGCGAGCAGGTGGTAGCAGGTGCGCCCGTTCTGTCCGGCCAGGCACGTGCACAGGGTCCGGTCCGTGCGGTAGCGGCCGCCGTCGGTGGTGACCGTGTAGAAGCTGTCCTGCGCGTTCTTGACCACGGCACCGTTCGCCAGGGCGGTCAGCGCGCGGCCCACCAGGCCGGTCGAGGTGCGCTGGACGGCCTCGGCGATGGCCGCGTCGTACTTGCGCTGACAGACCGGGCCACGGCCACGCTCGATGCTCTTGGGGTCCTTCAGCGCACGGTGGCAGCGCTTGCACGTGGCGTTCACGGGGGCGGTGGTCTCGGTCATCTCGGTGGTCCTTCCCTGGCGGGTTGTTCCTGACACGCACGAAGTTACCCCATGCAGCAGTGGGTGTCAACACCGGGTTCCGGAGAAGGTCATCTTGGGACGTTTCAATGCCGGCTCTGCCGGCAGGTCCAGCCAGCCGGCGCATGCCACATCGGCCACCCACAGCAGTCCGGCACCGTGGCCGGCACGGCGGAGTGGTCGCACCAGCTCGGACACTGGGCGGGCGTGTGCGTGTGGAACGTGGACATGGCTGGGTAGGCCGGCGAGGACCAGGGGACCGTCCAGCCGTAGAAGTTGCGCCGGAAGTAGTCTGCCCGGTCGCGCTCCGCCTGGTTGCGCGCCGAGCCCCACATCGCCAGGTAGGTCTCCAGGTCATACTCGGGCTTGTCGTTCGTGCCGGTGGTGCGCCCGTCGGAGACGCCTGCGTAGGCCCATTCCCGAGGCCCAGGGATGCGCTCCAGGCCCACGCCGCACACGTGGCACACGAGAGGCGTGCCACCGGCGCAGACGGCCGCAGGGTGGTCTGGGACGGGCGGAAGGCCCCGCCGGCTCGACAGGGCCTTCACTGTCACTCGCTCCCCGGAGTGGTCTTCTTGGCCATCTCGGCCTGCAGTCTCTCGCGCAGGGCGCGCACTTCCTCGGTCTTCTCGGCTGGCGTCTGTTCGTCCCGGTCTGGCTTGGGCGTGTCGGTCAACTTGGTGATCCCTTCTCGACGGAGCGACGGGGCCAACCTGGCGCGCAGGCCCCGTCAGGTTGGTCACCGCTTGCGGCTCTGGGCCCAGCGGTGCGAGGTGGCGGACGTCGCGATGCCGATCGCGGCACCCAGGCCCCGTGTCCGACCGGCCTCGACGCGAACGCCGTCGCGGTCGCAGTAGTCGACCACGTAGCGCAGCTCGGCGCGGTCGAACCAGATGGCCGCCGAGGTGCCGGCCTCGGAGCCGTCGGTGAAGGCGTTCCGCACGTCGCGGGTGACGACATTCCAGTACTGGTCTGCCGCGCGGTAGAGCACGGTGACGGTGCCCGCGTAGTCGGCGGAGGTGGCCACCTGGCGGCGACCGATCGACTGGGTGCCGGTGAGGCCATGGAAGTTGGGGGCCTGGTTGAGGATCGCGACGCTCATGGTGGTGGGTCCTTCCCGGTTGGGGTTGTTCCTGATGACGTGAACATCACCCACCACGGAAGTGGGTGTCAACCCTCTGCGCGTAGTTTCTGAAGAAGTCCCACCAGTGCGCCGGTCGGCGTGGACGCGTAGACCCCGGCGAACCGCCTCGGTGTGCGCGCCGGATACCTTGCGCAACTGGCGTACCAGCTACTTCCTGACCAGTGCAGGCCCAGGCCGATGTGGTCCGACGTGGGACGCCAGGTGCAGCGACGGTGGCCGGTCCAGATTCTGGTGGCCTGCTCGATGATGTCCTGCTCGATGCGTGCGCTCACGGGTGTGTCTCCAGTAGGTCGCGGTCTTCGAGCGCCAGCAACGTGGCCAGCGTCTCGTGCATGTGGTCGATGGCGTCCAGCCACACGTCCTCGCGGTGGACCCGATCCAGCCAGAGCAGGCCGGGGATGGCGTCGGTCCAGGCGTAGGCGGTGGTCCACATGCTGGCCGCCAGGGTGACGGTCAGCATGATCAGCGCCCCGATCATCGCGTGGCCGCCTGTCGTGCATCGCGCACGGCCGCGCCGAGCTCGGTCAGGATGTGCTGCGGCCGGCTGAATTCGTCGTAGGTTGGCGCCTTCTCCAGCAGCCCGCGATTCATGAGCGCGAGCACGGTGCCCACCTTGACGGTGTCGCTCGTGCGAACGTGCAGGACGTCGGGGTCAGGGGTGCGCTCGGCGCGGTAGGCGTCCACGGCCTGCTTGCAGACGCGGGATCCCTCGCAGTAATCGCTGGCGCCCATCCGGTCGCCGCGCAGGCTCTCGTGTCCTGGGCAGTAGTCGGCCACGGTGTCGCCGGTGAGGTCGTCTCGGTTGACGGTGCCCTGGGCGGCGAGCAGGACTGCGGCCATGGGGACTGTGAGCTTGCTGGCGAGTAGCTGGGCGCTGATGGCCTGGCTCATGATCTTTGGTCCTTCCCGGGTGGGTTGTTCCTGGCATCCACAACAGTACCCACCGCGACGGTGGGTGTCAAGTAGTTGGGGCGGCCGCGTCAGCAACGGCCAACCCGCTGTCCCCCGCCACGTGACCCGCGTGCAACGGGTCCGCCGAGCTTTCGCGGCGACCCCTCGCGGGGTGGGCCACTACTCCTCACGGCGTGCACGGCGTGGCGTGCTGACGTACGCGCTTGGGGCCGGAGTCGAACCGGCGTCCCGGGGGGTGAGCCCGTGCATGAACCACTCTGCTATCCCAAGCTCCCGGTCGCTACGGCAGTCCACGCCTCACGTGGCCGGGTTTTTCCATGATCTGGAAGACGACACGCCTGGCAGGGACAGGCCCAGGCGGTGTCGATGCCGCCTGGTTATGGCGTCGCTTGGCCGATCTCGACCCAGCCGCCCTTGCGCCACACGATCGAGAGGTGACTTGGCATGCCGTCAAGCTGTGAGCCCGGAGTGGCCGGTTCCCTGCGGCCCGACCACTCCGGCAGGACCGTTTTTTCACCGTGGAGTCCCGCCGCCACGGGCGCAACCCCTGACCTCTCCGACGGGGTATGCGCCTCTCCTCGGGGAAGTAGGCGCACCGGGGGAAAGGAAGGGGCGCCCGCTGGAGGTGGGAGAGTTCAGGGCCCGGTAGCTGCCAGCTTGTACCGGGCAACCCCCGGCTTCCAGCGCTCACGCGCTCGTAGCTGGCAGGGGAGCTGTGGATGGTCCGTCGGCACGCCCGGCGACTTGCGCTCCAGGGCCCTGTTTCACTTCAGGGAGAGGTGTAGCGACGGGGGTTCAACCCGCACCTGGAGACCATCACTCGATCCCTCGATCAACGTGCCGGGCTCATTGCCAGCGGGTCCTACTCGTGTGAGCGACAGCAGGCCTTCGCGGTGTGACCCGACCCCGTCCGTAGGGATCTTGTCGCGGACGGGGGGTCGGGACCGATGGCGATCGACCAGACCGTTTGGTCCCGTCCGCTGATCTTGAAGTTGTCAAGTTCCGGGCGCCGGAGGGGTACCTGACTCGGTCCCCATCGAGGATTGAGTTTCCCCTCCGGCATGACCGACATTACCCATGGCTGCATGGGGTGTCAAGCCGTCACGCTGATTCGCTGGCACCAACTTCGCCACGACCAGCCCCACCAGGTGGTCCTGTATATCCAGGAGGACCACCAGTCGCCCGAGGCACGGTGGGCACCAGTACCTCTCGCCGGTCATCTCGCTGCCGGCCCAGGTCGGACGCACGTGCGTCCACAGGCGCGCGACGTCGAGCCGCACCTGGTTCAGCCCCCTGTGCACGAACACTCCACACAGAGGTGCGTTGTCCTGGCTGCGCTCCTTCCGGCCTGGCCGGAAGCCCGGCAGGTGCAGGTGAATGCGACCCGGTCCCGGCGGCTCCAGGGCAACCAGGGCCTCTAGGCCAGGCGTGGGGTTCACGTCGTATCTGCCTGGTCCTCGGCTACCAGCTTCTGCAGAATGGCCTGGCGCAGCCACTCCTGTCCGGCGAGGATCTCTTGCATGGCCAGGTGGTGCGCCTCGGCGGCGAGGCCATCCAGGTAGTACGGGTGCACCTCGATGCGTGGCGGCATCTGCGGACCTGCTGCCTCGCGGATAGCGTCGTGAGCGTCCTGCGTGCACTCACGACAGTAGCCATATCCACCGTTCAGGCAGGCCGACGGGCATGGGACCGGCAGACATGGTTTGAGGGCCAGGATGCTGCGGGTGAAGTCGACTTCGTCCATGGTCAGATGGTTCCGAAGCGTCCGAAGTCCGGCAGCACGCGCTCTCCGTCGGCCCGTCCGAACAGGTGCAACACGTTGCTGTTGATGTTGATGTGGTCGCGTGGCGGGGCGAATACCTGGTAGGCCCAGCCGTCCGCGAACACGGCGGCGTGCAGGAGCTTCAGATCCTCGTAGGTGGCCATGCTGCCTCGGCGTGCGATGGATGCATGGACCCAGTTGACCTTGTCGGACTGGTGGTCGCCGGTGAGAATGATGCGCGCCAGGTGACCGTTGCTGACGCCTTCGATCACCCAGCCGCAGCAGCCGTACTGTTCGGCCGGGGCCCACTGCTTTCGTCCGAGGCGTTTGCGGAGCAGCAGGCCGTTGACGATCGGGTCGCCGTCGCAGGCGATGGCCGGCTCGGCGTTGTGCGCTTCGAGCGCGGCCGTGATGACTGCGGCGTCCAACGTGATCCGCTGTTCGTCTCTGTTCACGTGGTGTCCTCCCAGGGCTCAGGATGCGGGGCGAGTGGGCAGCAGTGGTGTGGCGGTGCGTGGAACTGGTGCCAGTGTGCGGTGGCTCCGCGCATGCAGCGCACGAAGGCGTGGTCGTCCGGGTCGTTCCTGTCGGCTCGCACCCAGTCGGTCCAGCGTTCGAGCTGGTGGTGACCGGAGTGGCGCGGGTGGTCGCGGCAGGTCCAGCGCCACCCGCGCTTGCCGGACTCGGTGACGTGGGGCTTAACCCTGATCGGGCGCTGACTCGTCATCGATCGGTACCGGGTGAGGCTTCTCATCGATCTGTCGAGCCAGGGCCGCACGGGCGAGTCGGCCGCGTTCGCGTCGCTGAACCAGGTCGGCTACCCACGGGACGAGTTGCTCCGCGCTCTTCACTACTGGCGCGTTGTCGATCTTCCCGACGAATCCTGAGTATGCATTGCTGCCGCTCTCGTATGCGGTCCACTCTTCGCTGTGGCGACCCATCACCTGCCGGATAACGACGATGCTGTCGCCACACTGGACGTCCAGGATGCGGGCTACCACCTCGACGCCTGGCACCTCGATGACCAGTCCGATGCCCTCTTCGCGCGCCTCGGTCATGACATGGCCTCGGTGGTGTCGAGGTAGGCGTCATAGCAGACGTGCAGGTAGGTTGCGGCGGGGTAGGTGGCGATGACGTTGTTGTCCACGTCGTAGATCTCCAGTATCCGGTCCTGACTGAAGTCTTCTCCGTGCGTTTCCCAGCTCAGGCCGCGCCCGTCACGGTAGGTGTGCCGCTCGGGGTCGCTGCCCATCAACCGCGCGGTGCGCACGGTGATGGAGGTGTGACGAGGGTCGGGCGCGGGCTTGGGGATGCCGGGCAGCAGGGCCGTCCCGTGCTGCGTCCGCTTCAAGCCCTCGGCGAAGTCGAGAGAGGCTTTGCGGATCGCGGCTGCCAGGTCGCCAAGGGTAGGCGTTTGACGGGTGGGCACCACGCTGGTCGCCTGGACCATGAGCGCGCCTCGCCCGTCGCCGGTTTCTACCCAGGCCGCGTCGTCGGGCGGTACCGCGTCCGGGAAGTCGTCGCGCGGCATGTAGGTGCCGGCGACGATGCCGTCGCCTCCCTCGTCCGGGTCGAATCCGTACAGGACGGCGGTGACATGGTCGCCGCGTGCAGGGGTGTGGTCGTTGGTCATGACGTCCTTTCGGTTACGCGGGCTGCGCCAGCACGCGCTCTGAGTTGTCCTGTGCGGGCCCCAGTCCGTCCTGGGCGGTGAGGCCTAGGACGTCGAGCAGTTGGGCCGCGTCCGTCGGGCTGGTGGCCGTGCTGGCCACCAGCCGCGCGGCGCGGCGTCGCTCCTCCGCACTGGTCTGCGGGAGAGCGAACAGCGCGTCGTCCACCCAGCTCGCGATGGTCATCGGGGTTTGGCCAGCTCTTTGGTGACCTTCTCCGTCAGGACCTCCTGGACGCGAGCTGCCACGACCTTCCTGGCCTCCCTCACGGTGTCCGCGAACGGGCCGCGCATGGTCTCGTTGGCAACCTGACCGATCAGTTCGGCCAGGTTGTTGGGGGTCTGGTCATAGCTGTCGTGGCGCCGGTTGGTTTTGGTGCCGCTGAGGAAGGCCTCCAGCTCGATGCGGATCAGCTCGCGGACCGTGACCACCTCGCCACGCTTCTCGCCCCATTGGGTGGTGCGCTGTATGGGTAGCTCGAAGGCCGCGTTGATCTCCTGGACCAGGCGTTCACGGACCAGTTCGTTGCGGACGCGGTGGACTTCCTGTCGCAGCTCGTGCAGCTCCTCGTAGTTGAAGCCGGCGATCAGCTTCGAGGCTGCGGCATCGACCACGGCGGTGCGCATCAGGGTGCGCACGTCCACGGGGTCGCCGTCGAGCTGCGGCGACTCGACGAACAGGGCGTCGATGTCGAGGGCGATGTTGACGGTCGGGTTCTGGTCGGACATGGGTGGTCTCACTTTCCGGGGTGGATGCCGCCGGTGGCCGCCAGGATGATCAGCACGGCGACGATGACGATCAGGAGAGTTCGGGCGCTCACGTGGTCTGCTCTCTGGCGCGTTGGGCGCCGTGGTCGGATGCTTGACGCAGGGCGGCGACACGTCGGGTGATCTCGCCGAGCACGGCGGACACGCCGTACCTGGCGCCGTGGAGCCGGCACATCATGGCGATGAAGTCGCCGAGGCCTTCGAGTTCTCCGGCGGCGCCGAGCTGCGCGGAAGGAAGGGTGCGCAGTAGGGCCTCGTGAAAGCCGGCGTTCTCGCCGTGCTGCCAGACGAGGACTGCGGCTTGCCGAAGTGGCTCACGGAACGGTTCGGGGACGTCGTCCCAGGACTTCTGCCCGTACTGACGGACCGGCTCGGGGAGGGCGGCGTGCCAGCCCTGGTAGGCGAGGGCGCCGAGCCGGTTGGCTTCGGAGGGTTTGGTGGCCACGTCGTGGCGGGCCGCAGTGGTGGGCCTGGTCGCGAGGGCCGGCGCGTAGGCGTCTTCCCAGCCTGGGATGACCTCCAGGTGACGGCCACGAACCTGGCCGTCGATACCGAAGGAGATGACCCAGCGCAGGCCGGGGATGGGCGGGTGCAGGGCCGTCCACCGTTCGCGTTCCTGTTTGGCGCGCTCGCGGGTGAGAACGGGCTCTCCGCCCTGGTAGATGGCCTCGGGCTGGACGTCGACATCGTCAGGCATAGGTGGCTCCGCAGGTAGATCAGGACGGTGGCGGTGAGGGCCAGGCCGGTTCGGGCGGCTGCTCGGGCCCTGTGTCGTCCTCGGTGTCGGGTGGGCATGGCTGCTCCAGTTCTCGTAGCAGCTGGTCGTAGATGGGGGTGACGGGGAAGGTCGGGTCGGTCACGGCCGGCTCCTCTGGATCCAGGCCCCGCGTCGGGCTCCGGTGCTCGGCGCGGGGCCTGGCGGTCTACGTCTTCTTCCAGGAAATCGTCCGGTTGCGCCGGCGGATCTGTTCGGCGATGCGCGCAGCCAGCTCGGGGTCATGTGGCGGTGGACCGTCGCCAAAGAACCGGTCCCTGATCTCGGCGACTTTGTCGCTGGGCGGTGGCCCGTACCCGTCCGATCCGTACTTGTCGGACACGGCTATTCGCAGGTGTAGGTGACGAGTTCGAGCGTGTTGGGATCGATCTTGGTCGCGGTGTGCGGCTTGCCGCTGTCTCGCAGCGACCGGGCGATCATGGTGCCGCAGCCGCGTGGACAGTTGACGAGGGGGTCATCCTTGGCCATCTGGTCCTACTTCCTGCTCGGGTGTACCCCTGAATTCTACCCCCAACGAACAGGGGTGTCAACGTCGAGAACGGCCAGCATCTCCAGCGCCTCGCGGGCAACCTGCCACGGCTCGGAGCTGAAGCGCGCCGGCAGTTGAACACGCCTCCACTTGCGCGGCTGCCCGTCGGCCTCGCGCTGCGCCATCTCCAGCACGGCTTTCTGCCGGACCACGGTGACGCGGAGCGCGAACACGCCGACCAGGCGCACCAGCGCAACGCCTATCGGCTGGTCGGCGTGGCGAACGAAGCCGTTGCAGTCCAGGGCCATGAACACGTCGGCCAGGCTGCGGGGTTGCGTCCAGTCGCTGCGGGGCGAGCGCGCTGACGCCTCGGTGACGGTGACGACGCCGTTGTTGGGTCGCCCTGCGCGTCTCACCTGTCGCTCGCGGGCGGGGCCACGTGGTCCATAGTGGCCTGCTTGGTGGACTGGGTGACGTCGAGTTCCTGGCCGGCGTGCTCCGTGTAGAAGACGAAGGTGACCACGATCTGACTGGCGTTGTTCTTGCTGACGCGGAACGTGTGTGCGCCAGCCGCTGCGGAGTTCTTCTGGGCCCACCGCCGAACGGTGTCGTCGTTGTGCTTGTGCACGTTGAAGCGGCGTTGGGTGGTGAAGCTGTTCTTGCCGAGCGCGTGGCGATCCTCGGGCTCGATGAGCCACGCGGGGATACCGCTGACTCCGCCGATCTGGCTGCTACTGAGTAGCTCCATCAGATGCTCGGGCAGCAGCTCGAACTCGGCGATCCGGCGGCCACTGGTGATGTCTACGATGACCAGGGACATGTACCGGTAGGGCTCCATGTTGGAGACGACGGGCGAGAGGCGCATGGTCAGGTGCGCGTTGGGGTCTGGCATGGTCTCGGTCCTTCCAGGGGGGTTGTTCCGGAGACCTCAAGCTACCCCATCCTGTCGGTGGGTGTCAACCTTGGCTTGCAGCTTCGCCACCACCCGCTGCACCTGCTGCGAGTCCGGGGGGAATCGCCGTCCCGCCGGGGAGCGCCAGTAGCCGTCGTCCTGCAGCGTCCAGGCCTCGGGCGGGTGCGCGGCCCGACGCTGCACGGGCCCGCGTCGCCGCTGCATCTTGGTGCCGGCCAGCACGTCGTCCGGCACATGCTCGGTGAGCCGGTCCTGGTCGTAGTTCTGGCCCTTCAGCATCGCGTAGGAGGCAACCTCGACCTCCACGAAAGCATGTGCCAGCGCGGTGGCCAGCTCGGTGGCCGTGCGCGCGTGCCCTGCCCAGCCGCGCGCAAGCGGGCTGGAGATGCGCACACCACCCTCGGGAAGGATCTCCGCCTGCAGAGGGATCATGCGGACGCGCTGGCCGCGCCGCAGGCCGGGCAGACGCTGGTTTTCGTACATCATCGCCCCCTGCTGTAGGCACTGGTGGTGACCATCTGTTGGCCGCGCCCGAACTGGTGGCGTGGGATGTTGGTGGACTGGGCGGTGAGCAGTTCGCTGCCGAGGCCGTGGCCGTCGAGGTAGAGCACGCAGTAGACAACCGCGTCCATGCGGTCGGGGGATTCGGCCTCGTCGGTGGTCCAGACGCACAGGGTGTCTTCGAGCTTGGTCAGGCTGCCGACGTGGTGTGCGCGCCCCTGCTCGTAGACGGCTGACACGGGCTCGGCGCGGACCCGCTTGCCCTTCTTGGCGCGGATGGCCTCGACGGGCAGGGCGGGGTGGTTGATGTGCCGGCAGGCGGTGTGGATGCTGTTGGGGATCCATTCGCCGCCGTTGTTGACCTCGACGATGACGGTGCTGGCTTCCCAGTCGTCGTAGGCCTGAATGATCTTGGAGACAACCATGTCCGGCGTGTCGCGGATGGTGTAGTCGGCCAGGACGTAGAAGTCGCCGTTGGATGCCGCCCCGGTGACGATGATGCCACTCTCATCGGCGTCCTCGGTGCTGGTGACGGCCGGGTCCACGCCGATCACCACACGGGTGATCGTGATGTTGAGCAGCTCCAGCGCGGCGATGATGGCTCGTGCCGTCTCGCGGCACTCCCTCATCGAGCGTTCGAGCGTCTCCGGATTCGTGTCCGACCAGTTGGCCTTGTGGTCGAGGTGGATGCGGTCACGGTCGATCTGCTCGCGCTTCCACAGGGCGCCCGGCATGTCGTCCAGGAGGTCGCCGCCGAGTTCCTGCCTGCCCAGCCGAGTGCCGTCGTACTTCTTGTGGAGGCTGCGCAGGGTGACGTCGGGCAGGTTGGCTGCGTTGTCGTCGGTGGTGCCTCGGCTCTTGGCGCAGCGCGGGTCCGCCAGCATGTCCTTGATGACCTGCAGCGGCAGTGGGGTGCTGGACGCGACCAGGCGGGGATGCTTTCCGAGGCGCAGGCCGAAGCGCAGCATGTCGATGGCGTCGAGGGCCTTCTTGACGACCTGGGCGAGTTCTTCCACCCAGGCCATGTGATGTTGGGGTCCCCGCAGGCGGGCGGGCTTCTCGCCGCTGAACAGCTTGGCGCGTGACTTCGAGGCGGTGATGATGAGCTCGCCGATGGACCGGTTCCACGTGTAGTCGCGGTCTACGACCAGGCCCCACCGGTCGAAGATCGCCAGCAGCCCTGACTCGCCCTCGACGCAGGTGTCACGCGCGTCGGCGTAGGTGGGGGCGAGGATGGCGATGCGCCACCGCTTGTTGAGCACCAGCGCGGCGGCGACCTCTTCGGCGCAGGCGCGCGTCTTCCCGGTGCCTCGACCGCCGAGGTACAGCCAGTCATCCCAGTCGCCGGAGGGGGCCCGCTGCTCGGGTCGACAGGCCGCGCAGGCGTGGCACTTGTTGCAGAGCGCGCCGTGGATGTGACAGGGCTGGTCGGGCCCCTGCCAGTTGGGGGCCATCGACGGGTCGGGGTGTTTGGTGGTGTCGGGGTTCTGGCAGTCGGCGTCACGCCACTGGCCGATGTACTTCAGGAACGGTGGCCGGATGCGCTTCTGGCTGGAGACGGCGAACCGGTCAGCGAGTCCGGCGAAGGTGGCCACGGGTGGGCCCTGTTCAGGCAGGGATCACCGAGAGGTGCTTGGCGAACGCCACGGCGCACTTCTCGCGTGTGTCCAGGTTGAGGACGGGGACGCCAGCTTCATCGAGGGCCGCGAAGAAGCCCTCTTCGATCATCGCCAACTGGCGTTCGGTGACGGCGGCGAGCCGCTCATCGATGTTGAGCCGGGCGATCTTGAACAGGAAGTCGCCGGCCCGGTCCATGGCGCGCTCGAACAACTGGACGATCGCGCGGGCGGTCTCCCCGTAGTCGGTGGAGTACTCCAGGCTGTCAAGTTCCTCGACCTTGACGCGCATGGCGTCTTTCCAGGCGATGACCTCTCCCGCGATGGCTTTGAGGGCGTTCAGCGGGTCGTGGACCGTGCCCATGTCGAACTGGGACACCATGCCCTGCAGCTCCTCGTGGACGCGCTCGCGGGATTCACGCTTCTTGGCCTGCGGGCTGGTGCCGCCGTGCATACGGCACCGCTTCTGGTTCTTGACGGGGGAGCTGTGGCAGATACCGCCGGGCGCCTTGCGCGCCTTGGCGCTGCACCGAGGCTTCCCGTTGGGTCCGTACAGCACGCTGTCGAGCACGCGGTAGCCGTCTCGGATGGGCTCGCCGCTGCGGTCGGGGAACTCGATGCGATTGCGGTGGGCGTCGAGGTCGATGGGCTCGGGGAGTTCGCCAGGGTCCTGGTCGTCGTGGTCGCTCAACGTGGTCCTCCTGGCTTGATGGTCAACTTCTTCAGATCATGCTACCCCGTTGAGCGTGGGTTACAACAACCTGGGAGCGGCTGCTTTCTAGTAGCGGAGCGTGATAGTTCCACCACAACGGCATCCCAGTCAGCCGGCCTCCAGACCCGACCCTGGGATCCGATGGCCGCCAGCCACTTCTTCTGCTCGGCGGTTGGCTTGCCGTCGTCCGACTTCAGCTCGGCGAGGATAACGACGCCGTCGCGGGCCAGCGCCAAATCCGGGAACCCTGCGTGCCCCTCCAACGGCGTCGCCCACCTACCGCTGGGTAGCTTCGCCGGTCGGAAGTGGGTGACCATCCAGCCGTTGAGCTTGGCGTACCCGATGACGCGGCCCTTGAAGTCGTCCTCCGACATGGGCAGGGCCCCGGTTCGCGGTGACCGGGGCCCTTGACCACTTTGCCGGCCACTCGGCGGAATGGCCATCGTAGCTCAGCCGTTGTCGGGGGTGAGCTGGTTGGGGATGGCCAGGACCACGCTGTCGTTCTTGCCGACGGTGGCGCCAGCGGCAGGGGACTGGCTGACCACGGTGTTGATGCGTGACGCGTCGTTGGTGCCGCCGTACTGGATGGTCATCTGGCCGGTCCAGCCGAGCGCGTGCAAGGCAGCGTTGGCGTCGTTGGCGTTCACGCCCTCCAGGTTGGGCATGGTGAACGTGGAGTCGCCGGCCGACACCTGGGCGGAGAGCTTCTCGCCGAGCTTGACGACCACCTGGTCGGCCATCTCCGCAGGTACGACGTCGCGGATGAGCTGCTCCAGGATCTCGCCCTGCGCTGCAGCCACCTGCTCAGCGGTGGGCATGTTGTCCCGGACGGCGGTGGAGAGCGCTTCCTTGACCGTGTCGGCGGTGACGTTGGGATCGTTGGTGACGGCCTCCAAGATCTGGGCGTTGACGGCCACGATGCTCGGGATCATGTTGGCATACCAGTTGGTCCACATCAGCCAGGTGGCGGCGTTGTAGACGATCGGGTCGCCGCCGGTGGGCGGGGTGAAGCTCAGGTTGTCAGTCCAGCTCACGTCGTCGTCCTCACTTCCGTTGATCAAACTCAGGAGCTGCGCGGTCGTTCCCCGGAACGCCGAGCAGTCGATGGCCTTGCCCGCCATGGATGCCTTGTTGGTGAACTGCCAGAGCGCGGTGGAGCGGCCGCCGTAGTCGATCCAGCCGTTGCCGGAGTCGCCCTTGGCGGCAGCGTAGATCTGGGCCGGCGTGCCCGAGGCGGTGGAGTAGCGCGAGTTCACCAGGGGGGGCCCGCATCGCAGGTCGCTGCGACCCATCGCGCCCGACCAATACCAGTTGGGTACGTAGCCGAGGATGACGCGCAGACCTCGGGCCCGGAACGCCTCGACGGTCCGGCAGTAGAAGGCGCCGTCGCCGGACGCGTCTTCGTGGTCGAGCATCCACGGGATCGTCTTGTCGCCCACCCAGGCTTCGGCCAGGCGGGCGTTCTCCTCCGGGGTGATCAGGTTGCCGATGTACCAGTAGGCCACGAGCGGCAGCGCGACGCGGCGTGACTCGTCTCGGTGGCGCGGCCACTCCCGGTCTTGGGAGGTGCTGTACTGGGCGCCGTTCGTGCGTCGTCCGGCGCCCTGGCCGACGCGTGCGATGAGCGCGGCGGCGCCCTGGTTCTTCAGGGCCTGGATGTCGATGCCGGCCTGGTGGTGGCTGATGTCAGGGATGAACAGGGTCACGATGTGGACGCCTCCTGGTCAAGCTGGGCGTGGACGGCGGGGCCGGCAGATTCCCAGCCGGTGGGCCCGTACACGAAGCGGTGCGCGTCGCCGTGCTTGCACTGGACTTCGGCGACGCGGGGCGCACCCGTGGGCTTGGCCGCGTTGGTGCGCAGCATGGCGGCGTGCGAGATCCTCAGGTTCTCGCGCAGGATGACCGCGTCCGCGAGCACAGGTGGGACCAGCAGCACCGCCACGGTGGCGGTAACGATGAACGTGATCCACAGGTAGGACGAGTCGGGGATCGCGATCACCAGGAAGAGGACGCCCACGAGTAGGCCGATCAGCGCGCCGGTCAGGCGGATCTCGGGTCCGGTCAGGCGTCGGAAGGTTTGGCGTGCTCTGGCTGCGGTGGATCGCAGCCAGAGCAGCGTGGCGTCGGTCAGGGTCATGGTCGTCTCCGGTTGGTCAGAACGGCATGGCGCGACGGGTGGGTCCAGTGATCCGCACGAGCTGGGAGCCGCCGAACAGGCGCTCGATCAGCCGCTCGTTGTAGCGCTTGCGGATCTGCGGACCGTCCAGGTTGGTGGTGATGATGCAGGGGCGGCCGTTGTGGCTGCGGTAGTGCCCGAGCCGGTACAGCTGATCTCCAGCCCACTCGGTGAGCCGCTCGGCGCCGAAGTCGTCCAGCACCAGCACCGGGGCCACCTCGAACTGGGCCATATCGACGTCGAGGCCACCCTGTGCAGGCTTGACGGCGTCGATCATCTGCTGAGTCGTGACGAATGTGACCGGCACAACGTCCTCGGTGAGCAGGATGCGGGTCAGCGCTGCGGCGGCCCACGTCTTTCCGGTGCCCACCGGGCCCATCAGGACCAGCGTGCGCGGCGGCGCACCGCTCTGGCGTGCCTGCCGGTAGTGGGCCAGCCAGGACAGCACGTCGTCGGTCCATGGCTCATCGGGCAGGCGTGCGTTCTGGTACTCGGCGGGCAGGCGCGACGTCAGGATGTCGGCCTGCCTCTGCAGTCGATCTTGCCGGAGCTGGGCTTCCTTGTCGGCCAGGAGCTTGTCCGCGCGGGCGCGGTTCTCTGACTTGCTCATGTCGAGCAGCTCGGGATCCACGCCACCGTGCCGGCGGGCCAGGTCGCTGACGGCGTCCGCGATGGCGTTACGACGTGCGGCAGAGGCGCGTGCAGCGGCTCGCCGTTCTACCTCGGCACGTAGCCGGGCGCTGTCGTCCATGCTCCAACCGTACCCATTATCGCTGTGGGGTGCAAGGCCGTTCATGCCACCGAGCCCTGCACATACTGTGCCCGAAGTGCCTTGACCTCGTCCGACACACCCTCTGCTGCACGCCGGGCCGCATCCTCGGCGGCTCCTCGCGTCCAGCCCTCGTAGTCCGCCGGCAGGGGGATGCTGTGACCCAACACGACGCCGCGACGACTGCCGCGCCGGTGGATGCTCAACTGCACCGCCAGGTTGGAGAACGGGGTGGACGCCATCGCCTGGACGGCCGCCACCAGCTCCTCCTCGGTGGCCTCGCCCTTGGACAGCAGGGCCTTCGCGTCACGTGCGATGCGGCCCTTGTGCGCCTTCAGCGGCTCGCCGTCGGGGTTGTTCTCGCGCCACGCCTCGACGTATGCGGCGAGCACGGCCTGAGCTCCTGCGGGCTTCCTGGCTTCCGCCGAAGGCGGCTCGGGAGCCGGGAGATCGAAGAGGGGGGCCTGCGCGGGGTCAGTGCGGGTGGGCATCGGTTCCTCCTGAACGGGTGAGGGGGGTTCTTCTACAGGGGTACCAGCATGCGCCTGCGGAGCGGCGGAGCCGTCTCCCCCGGAGGGGTGGTCTTCCTTGGGAGTGTTGTCCTTCGGACTGGTCTTCTTATGGTGCCCGCTGACCGGCGCCCGATCCACCGGTGCCCGGCCATCCGGTCGCAGGTCTGAGCTGGGCGTTTCCTCGTTTTGCGCCGGCGGGAAGGGGGAGCATCGGATCTCGTAGACCATGCCGCCCAGGTGGCCGTTGTCAAGACGGACGCGTGTCCGGCGAAGGTAGCCGTAGTGCTCCAGCTCAACCAGCCAGTTGCGCACCTGGTTGCGTCCGACACCTGCCTGCCGGGCGATGCTCACCGAGGTGACCTGGAAGCCGTCAGCGTGAGAGAGCAGCCAGCCGCCGAGGCCGCGCGCAGCGAAGGACAACCGCATGTCGCGGTGGAACGCGTTGGAGATGAGGGTGAACCGGTCGGCCGGTCGATCGACACGGCGGATGACAGCCCCTGATATAGTCAAGGCCACTCCTTGATGTTGAGACCCGGGTGGCTGGCAGGCCATAAGCCCGGGTCTTTTCCTTTTCGCTTGTCCGATCAGGCTAGCACCTGGTGATCGATTCACTCCGCGCCAGGATGGGCGGCCGCGTACCGGACGTTCTGCAGGTAGCGGTGGGGTGGCGCCCAGTAGCCACCTTCGCCGCCGAGCAGCACCCAGCGTTGGACGTGGGCGGGCACCAGGCCGTGCAGGTAGACCGGCCACAGCACCACCTCGTCAACATGCTTGGGCACCAGGTAGCCGTGGCGCTCGGACCATTCGCGACGCCCGTGCACGGACAGCGGGCCGCCGTTGTGCACCTCGGGGTCGAGGGCGAGCAGGTTCCACAGCTCGTGCACATCGTCGCGGCTAGTGCCCCCCATGCCCTTGTTGCGCCGGTGGTGCATGTCGAAGGTGTCGTAGTCGAGCGGTCGGCCGGAGATCTCGCAGCGGCCGCCGCAGCGATCCCAGAGGGGTTGACGCTGGTCGGTGAGCTTGGGCATGTGGTCAGCGTAGACTCCGCGTCGCCCACTTGCTACCCCATCTCGATGTGGGGTAGATTGACCTCAGCGAAGGGAGGCGAACATGGCCCCACAGACACACAACATCGACGTCGGCATACGCACGATCGTGATGCAGGACGCCAAGCGGCGCGTCGCCAAGATCCGGCGACACGAGCGGCTCACCATCGGCGTGCCCACCACCACCATGGCCAGCGTCGGACGAGACATCCTCACCAACTGGAAACCCGAGTACACGCAGGCCGTCGGAGAAGTGGAGGGCCTGCCGGTCGATGCCGCCGGCAACCGGCTCACCGAACGCGGCCACCGCAAGTACGCCAAGGACGACCGGGACAAGGTGCCCGAGCGCGGCCGTGACGCCCCGAACTTCGTGCGCGCCACGCAGCTACTCGACCACCTGCGCACCGTGGCCGATCCCCGCCGGGGCACCACGCTGGGTCCCATCGCGGCCGTGCGCAAGGCCGCGAAGGCGGACGGCCTGCTGAACTACGAGATCGAAGGTAAGACGCTGCTGCGGCACATCGGCGCCGCTGAACGCGCCGTGCTGAAGCCGCTCCGGTTCACGCTGCCCATGCGCGTCTACGAGACGATCACCAAGCGCCTGGCCGACGCCGGATGCACGGTCACCCGAGCGCTAGAAGTGGGCCTGGAAGAGTTCGCCCGGACTGGCGAGACCACCCCGAAGACCGACCCGGAGGGATGACACACCCGATGCCCGACCAGACCGACACGCCGACCACCAAGCGCATGACCACCGCCGAGGTGGCGGCCCTCGCCCAGCAGATCGATGGGCGACTCGATGACCTGTCCGCCGTCGTGACCGATGTGGCCACCCAGGTGCAGGACCGTGCGGTGGCCCACGCCGAGTTGCGCGACGAACTCATGGGCCGCCTGTCCGGCGCCCGCCCGGACGACACGCCCAATCGCGACCAGGTGGACGGCCGCATCCACGAGGCCCTGGCGCCCCTGCATGACGAGGTGCACGAGCTGCGCCGCAGCCTGCAGAACCCCGCCACCAGCGGGAACCTGGACTCCATTCTGGCCCGCCTGGAAGAGGCGGAGCGCAAGGTGGCCGGCGTCGACACGAACGGCCTGACGGCGACCGTGGCGCAGGAACTGCACCCTGCCCTGTCGGACCTGCGGCACCGGCTGGCCGCCATCGAGTCCGTCACCCCGGCATCGGTCACGCTCGCCGAGGACGACCTGGCCGCTCGTGTCGAGCACGCGACCGACCGGAAGGTCGCCAGCATGTTCGAGGACGCCGACCTGACGCCCGCACGCCTGGCTGGCCTGGCGCGCGAGGTCGACACTGTCCAGGCCCGACTCGGCGACCTGACCGACTACGTACGCCGCCTGGACGGCGCGGTCGCGGTTACCGGCACAACGGAGACGTTCCTCAGCTCTGGACTCGGAGCCGCGAAGAAGGTGCTGCAGTTGATGCGCACCGTCACGCACATCGGCAAGGAGCAGGAGGCGAACCTGGGCGAGCGCGGCGGCCGATTCATGTTCCGTGGCATCGATGACGCCATGGACGCGGTGGGCCACGCGATGCGAGAGGTGGGCCTGATCCTGGCCCCGGAGGTGCTGAAGGACGAGACCACCCAGAACGCCATCACCAAGAGCGGCGTCGGCCAGAACGGCCGCCCCTACGAGAACACCGTCATCTGGACCACCACCAAGCTGACGATGCGCTACACCTTCATCGACCCCGATGACGGCTCTACCCACCCCATCGAGATGGTGGGCGAGGGCCGCGACGCCTCCGACAAGTCGACATCCAAGGCCGGCTCGATGGCGTTCAAGTACGCCCTGCTGCAGGCCCTGTGCATCCCGGTGACCGGCCTGGACGACAGCGATGCCGCGCCGCCGCAGTACATGCAGCAGGAGCGCGCGCCGGCTGCCACGGCACCCACCGCCCCGCCCCCCGACCCGCAGGCGCTGGAGCGCGCGCAGGCCCGCGACAAGCATCAGCGCGCAGGCGAGGCCCTGACCGCCCTACGCAACGTCTACCAGGTTCCGGGCGGCGCGCAGGCCCAGTACAACCGGGTCGTCGCGATTATGAACCAGGTCAAGCAGGAAGGCCTCCTGAACTTCGAGCTGGAGGGCGCCACCCTCAACCATCACGGCCAGTCAGTGCTGCACACCCTGCAAGCTCCACCGCCCGACGACGCTCGCGCCTCGACCGAGCCGCCAGAGGACTACCGGTGAGCCACGACCAGGAGCAGGCCGACACCGCGCAGGACTACGCGGCCCTACTCAAGCGCGAAGCCATGAAGATCCTCGCCGAGGCTGGCCACGCCGACTGCTCAATGCTGGCCTCGGCGAGATACGTGCCCGAGTCGGGCGCCGTGGTGTGTGGCTGCGGCGAGTTCGAGCCGTGGTCGGACAGCCCGGACAGCCCGCCCTGGGAGCCAACCGCCGATGACGATCGGGCCGCGTTCAGCGAGCCGCCGGCACCCAGGCCTGGCGGCGCACTCACCTACGAGGCCCAGGACCCGATCCGCTCCACGCTGGCGCTCATCGACCCGAGTCAGATCTACACGCCCGAGGAGGTGGAGCGCCACATCCTCGACACGCTCTACCGGCTGGAGACCGGCCAGCTCGCCGAGCGCAAGTCGGTGGAGCTGCTGTTCAAGACCAAGCAGGCCTTCGACCTGAAGTTCAACGCCTGCATCGCCACCAGCTCAGGAGGCGCGGCCGACATCCGCAAGGCCATGGCCATGAACGACTGCTCCGACGAATACGCGGCGATGCTGGAAGCGGAGATGGTGGCCAAAGCCATCAAGGCGACCATGCACAACCTGCGGTCGGTCATCACTGGCTACCAGTCGGTAGCAAAGTCGGTGACCGCCTCCTATCAGGCCGGCGGATCCCAGGGCGGCCCACCGCAGTCAGGGCGCCCATGGTGACCCAGGGCCGCCTGGACCGACTCGCCGAGCTGGCGGCGACATGCTGAAGGCCCTGAGGAAGCGGCTACGCCGCCGCTGGCTGTTCTACCGCCACCGATCGCGCTGGCTGCTCGAAGTCACGGCGGAGGGACTCCAGCGCATGCAGGACGAGATGACACCCGAGAACGACCGGAAAGAAGGCTGACCCCATGGGATGGTGCAGCGCAACCCAGATCATGGGCACCGTGCTCAGGACAGCACTGGGCGAGGTGGAGCCGTTCATCAAGGGCGTGTCCGCCGAGCACCTGTGTTGCTACAACCCTGCCGAGGCGCCGCTGGCAGCCGAGGTGCTCTTGCGGCCGATGGTCCGCAGCCTCGCCGAGCAGCTCCGCGCCGAGGACTGGGATTGCGTCAGCGACTCCGTCTACTACGAACGGTTCGGGCCCGAGCTGCGAGGCATGACCGACGATGAGTTCCGCGAGTACCAGGCGCGCCACTACCAAGACGACCCGGAGGGTTTCGCCTCCTGGCTGAAAGTATGGGAGGCACAACACCGTGGCCGGTGACACGTATGTGACCGTGATAGGCAACCTGACCGCTGATCCGGAGCTGCGCTTCACGCAGTCCGGGGCGGCCGTCGCGAACTTCACCGTGGCCTCGACGCCGCGCTTCCTCAACAAGAACACCAACCAGTGGGAGGACGGCGACGCGCTGTTCCTGCGCTGCAACATCTGGCGCCAGGCCGCCGAGAACGTAGCCGAGTCGCTCACCAGAGGCGCCCGCGTCATCGTGTCGGGCCGACTCAAGCAGCGATCGTTCGAGACCCGCGAGGGCGAGAAGCGCACGGTGGTGGAGCTGGAGGTGGACGAGGTTGGTCCGTCCCTCAAGTACGCCACGGCGAAGGTGAACAAGGTCACCCGCGAGGGCGGTAACGCAACGAGCTACTCCAACCAGTCGGCCCCGCCGGCCAACGACCCGTGGGGCTCCGCGCCACCTCCGCCTGCGGGCGGTGGACAACACCCGTCCCCATCACCGCAGGGCTGGGGTGGCGGCTACAACGATGAGCCGCCGTTCTGATCGCGCAGTTCTGGTCGTGGCTGCTGGCCGCCGGAGGCTTGACGATGCTCTGGCTGGCCGGCAGCGGCCGACGGTCCGGATGGATCGTCGGCCTGTGCATTCAGGCCCTCTGGCTCTCCTACGGGATCGCCACGCAGCAGTGGGGGTTCCTGGTGTCGGCCTGCGCGTATTCGCTGGTCATCGGCAGAAACTTGGCGAAATGGAAGCCGCCCGTGGAGTCCGGCACACCGCCCGGTTGACACCCATCTCGCCCATGGGGTAGCCTTCGTGTCACAGGGAACAACGACCACGGAGAACCCGATGCCAGAGACCAACGCCCAGGCCACTGACCAGGCCCCCATCTGCATCCGAGCCCGCGTCCACCCGGCGCACGAGAACTGCGCCGGCCTGGACTTCGACACCTGGTTCGAGCGCACCCAGGACGCGCGGTCATGAGCACCGGCGAGCGGGTAGCCCGCCAGTACCGTGGCCTCTCGACCGGCAACCTGCGCCAGCTCCTCGCGCTGATGCGAAACGAACGCCGCAAGGCCGCCGTCCGCATCGTGCTGACCGAACGCGAGGAGGCCTACCAGCGCGGCGAGCAGGCCGCCAACCTGACGCTCACCATCTCGGGCCAGCCAGGTCAGAACTCCTGGATGCGGGCCGTTGCCACGCTGGCCCGCGCCGAGCGTGCCGGGGACTGGGACCTGCACGAGATGACGCAAGGCTGGATGAACGCGGTACGCGACCGGGCTGGCGAACAGGCAAGCCTGTGATCAGGCACCGCCGCTTCTCCGCCGGCTTCTCCGCCGAGGCGAGCAAAGGCGTGCAGACGCTCATCGGCAAACTGACCGCCGAGGAGCGGGACGCCCTGGTCACGGCTATCTGGTTCGGCCGTGGCCGGTGGCGCATCGCCGAGGACGGCGCCACCGTCGCCACCGAGATGGAGCTACGCCGCAAGTGCCTGCTCCGGCACTCGACCGACTACCTGACCAGCCTCGGCGCGCAGGTGCGGTACGTGATGCTGATGCAGGAGCTGGGTTGATGTTCGTCACCAACCTGCACCTTGACCTGGCGGCGTGGTCGGTCGTGTCGTTCGCGATCGGCTACGCCACCTGTTGGATTCGCACCCGACGAAAGAGATGATCATGACCGACACCACGCAGGTCCGAGACCGGGACCTGATGCTTGCCGGCG